AGAAGGTCACAAAACCCTTTGCTTCGGAAGGCTATGTTGTCGGCAATGAAGCTGACACAACCCAAACCAAACACGAAAATGAAAAACACCACGACATCCGCCACATCATCCGCCACATCATCCGCCACATCATCCGCCGCAACCATCGAAGATGGTAACAAGCACCTTACGGCCTTCGCCAAGGCCGCCGAGGTTTACGGCAAAGCCTCCGGCACGTTCAAATCGAAGACCGTCCAGACGGTCCTCGCCCTCCGCGCCGAAGGCTACGATGACAAAGTCATCACCGCCGCGCTCCGTGCCATCGTTGAGAAGTTCGGCGTTAGCCGTCAACACCTCAACCGTGTGCTCACTGCACCTGCCGCCGAAGGCGGCGCTGGCATGGAGCCAGAGCGCAAACACGAGAAAAGTGGAGCCAAGTCGGTCAAAGCTGAGCTTGGTGCCGCTGCCGCCAAAGGCGGCGTGACGGTCAAGATCGGCGATGCTCACTCGCTGTTCGCCGCCCTGCTCGCCGAATTCGAAGGCAAGCACGCCAAGATCATGGTCTTGGCTGAGAAGCTCAATGAGCTTGCCTCGCAGGGCATGGAGAAGGCAGCTAAAGCTGCCAAGTAAGGCGCAGCGCAACGTCACCCACGGGGCATCTCTTCGGAGATGCCCCTTTTTTTGTGCCCTGATCTCAAGACAGGGCGAGCCTTGGAACCTCAGGTTCTAAGCCTCACACCATGCGGCACATGATGCGCCGCGTCACAATCCCCCAGCCTCAACCCTTGGAACCTCAGGTTCTAAGCCCCCTACGAAGTAGAAACCCCGCAACCCACCCACCCACCTATGACACCCGCCAATCCCCCGCCCACCGTGCATTGCTCCTGCGGAGCTGAAACCATCCTCGACCATTGCCCCTTCTGCGGGTCTCAGTCGCTCTCCCCCAGCCGCTGCCGCCCCATGAATGCCGCTACCGCAGCGGCTTCGACCATCTCCGACCTCGCCCCCCGCGCGTGGGAACTGCTCACGAATCGAGGCTATGCCTCCCGCGCTGCTAAGCGCATCATCCAACGCCGCCTTCGGCGTGAGGGCTACCGGTTCTTCATCGCGTTGCCTGACGAAGGCCCGGCTCGATGGGGCATCCTGTCCCCCGGCGCGGGAATTCCCCGGCCTGAGGACGAGTTCTACTACGTTGGGGTGAGCCTCAACCACTGTGCCCATCAGATGGGCAACGACAACGCCACCATCGGCTGGAAAGACTTCTGGAACTGGGACTGAGCCTTGGAACCTGAGGTTCTAAGCTCCTCCCGCGCTGCGTTGACCCTTTGCTTCGCAGTAGTATTTCGATGGATGAACCATCACCCCAAACAACCCCACCGACAACACCCCATGCAAACGACCGCCCACTACACCGCCCACTACACCGCCGGACCAAAGAACACCCTGACCGTCGTCCGCGACGAACCCCGCCGGACCATCGCCGTTCTCGTCGTCGATGACGAGGTGGAAGCCCGTCAAATCGCCGCTGAGGTCGGCGCGAAGTTCTCGACCGACCCTCAACCCGCAACCGGACCCTCGCCCGAAGCCGTCGCAGCGTGGCGTCAACTCCGCGATGAGACCCCTCTCAGGTCATACCCGACCAGAGTCACGGACAACCGCGCGGCATACCGCCGCAAGCAACTGGGTCTCCCGCCCCTGCAGCAGACGCATTGACCCTTAGAACCTCAGGTTCCAACCCAGCAACCCAACAACCCAGCAACAACATGACCATCGAACGTATCTCCGATCTCACCGGACACCACCACACCCGTGACATCAACGTCACCGAAGCCCAGATCAAATGCTGGGCCGAGGGCGCACTCATCCAAGACGCCATGCCCCACCTGTCGGATGACGACAGGGAGTTCCTCATGTCAGGCATCACCCCCGAGGAGTGGGAAACCCTCGACGAATACCCATTCCCTTAGAACCTCAGGTTCCAACCCAGCAACCCCGCAACCCAGCAACCCCCTAACACCCACCCACATATATGAGCACCCCACGATACGACCAAGCAGTTCACCTCGCCGCTACCCATCTCCTCTCCGACCTGCCCTACAAGGCAACGGCGGAGGAAATCTTCGAGGCTCTCGACCGCCCCGAACTCCCGCCCGGATATGAGATGTGCGACGCCGTCAACCTGCCGCAGGAGGAACTCCGCGAGTGGATCGAGAACCTCGCCCGAGACTTCATGGAATTCGCCCATGAATAACCCCTTTCCCCGCGTATAGCGGGGCGAAACCCAAACCCAAACCCAAACCCAAACGACAACATGAAACCAAAATCCAAATCCAAGTCCATCTCCACGCTCCCCCTCGTCCTCCCTACGCCGCCTTCAGGGGCGGCGGCCATCAAGGCTGTGACCCCACCCATCAAGCAGGCTGACCTGATCGAAGCTCTCGTAGCTCGGGCTCGCCAGAAGCACCGTGCTGCTGGAGCGGCTGCGGCGGAGGCTGCGGCGGCTGCGGAGGCCATCTTCAAGGACGCACTGATCGAGCTCTTTCGGCAGGAGCCTGAGAACTTTAGTATCATCTGCAGCGCCATGGTCGGTCAGGGTCGGCTCCAGCTAGACGTGGGGACTCTTTCCCCTGACCTCAAAAAGCTGCGCAGTGCCTGCCACGTCCCCGGCCCCGGCTACTGGGACGAGAAGCGCGTCCGCGCTGAGATCAAGGAGGGGCTCAATGGGCAGGCGTCCCGCGTCGCTGCCATGCTGGGGGACACCCACGTCGTCGGCCTCCTCGACGATACCCTTGACGCCTTGAAAAACGCTGCCAAGAAACTCTCTGCTTAGAACCTGAGGTTCTAAGCCCTGAAACCCAAACGACAACGATAATGAAACCAAATCCATCCATCAAACCACTCAGCCCGTCCCAAGCGACGGAGCACCCACGTTACTCCGCTGCCATCACCCAAGCGGCGGCCCACTTCCTGTCCACCGTGCCTGAAAAGCTCGATGGGCGGCGGCTCCTCGCCATTCTGTCCTTCGGGTCGAAGGAGGACATCGCAAAGGCGGGCATCCGCCTCTGGGACAGCGTTCCCGTTGCCCGTGATGCCTCCCGCCGCATTGACGTCCTCGCCCGCCACATGCTGGCGGTTGAGGAACACAACAACTCCAAGGATGCTGTCACCGCTTGCGACTGCCCCTTGGAGGCTGCCATCATGAAGTCCGGCATCCCGATGCCTCCGAAGGAGGTTCTCGACGCCATCCGCGAGATAGCTGCCATCAAAGGCAACAGTAAAGTGGAGATCACCTTTGACGATGTGCTCCTCGACGACTCGCTCGTGGATGACGACCACGGGCTCCCGATGGGGTGCTTCATTGCGCTCCAGAAAAGCATGCCCGGCACCCGCGTGGTGCAAGGCAAGGTGATCTCCACCCCGAAGCTCCCCGTGAGCATAGCGCAGGAGATTCTCGACGCTACCCTCGCCGAAGCTAAGAGAATCGGGCTCATGTGATGCCCTCACACGTTGGACCCTTTGCTTCGCAGTAGTATTGGTGGCGGCGGTGAATGACCTGCCGCCGTCACCAACCCACCAATTTCCCTCGTGTTGGGAATAGGGTGGGTCGGGATGTGGATGACCTGTTATGTCTCCGCGTCCCGACCCTAACACCCTGATTCCCTCACACCCAAAAGCCTTTCGGCTCGGTGCTTAGAACCTGAGGTTCCAAGCCCTGCCGATACCCAAAAACAAAAACAAAAACCCAACACCCAAACGATAACAACATGGCTACCATCCCACAACTCGACCCGTCCAAAGCAACCCGCGAAGAAATGCGGACTTGGATTTCCGCCTCCGCCCGCACCATCGCCACTCACCAGAGCGGCTCGCCCACCATCACCTCGCTCCGTGAGGTGATGAAGTCCGTCGGCTTCGCCTCCCTCTCCGCCGTCATCGCGGAGGGCACCATGGAATCCCTCCGCACCTGCGTCACCAAGATGCACGATGTGGCCAAGGGGCACGGCCTGCTGGACTCGGAGCCCGCCGCTGCTTCCTGCCCGCCGCTCCCGCCGCTCCCGCCTCCGGCACCGCTTCCTGCCCCGCCGGAGCGCATTACCGTCATCCTCGACGAGGTTGACGGCCTTGACGAGGCTTCCCGCCTCGCTGACGTGGCTGCCGACTTCGCTCGTCGTGCTGCTGATGCCGCCGCTCGTGCCGCTGCTACTCCCCGCGCTGCAGGTATGTCGGCCGCCGATCTCGAACGTCTCGACAAGGTGGAGTCGATGGCTTCCGCAACCCTTGACGCCCTGCGCGGCGAGGCTTCCAAGATCACCGACCTTCAGGAGAAGTTCGCCCCGCTGGCTGCCGTCCTTGATGCCCTCAAGTCCTCCTCGGGCGGACCACCCACCCTGCCACCCGCTGCCATCGCCTCCATCAAGGCTGCGACCTCGGGCGACAGGCTCCTGACGGAGGTGCTGCCGTTCTTCACGCCGGGCATCCAGCAGGGCAACCAGATTCCCTGCGTTGCCAGCCCGCCCAGCTTCGGAAAGACGTTCATGTCGGACGAAATCAGCCGTCTCTACGACGGCAGCTTTTTCCACCCGTTCAAGGACTCCCTCGACGAGGTTGACAGCCTCGTGGGCACCCTGATGCCCCGCTCGGATGGCACCTTCGCCGTCATCGACGGCCCGCTGGTGAGCGCCGCCCGCCTTGCCAGCACCGGCGTCAACACCCTCTTCGTGGGAGATGAAATCTTCAACGCCAGTAAGAAGACGCTGGAGTGGATGCAGTCCTTCCTCTCGCCGCGTCTCGTGGAGTTCGTCAACCCTGACGACGGCACCACCGGTCTCCGGCGCTGCTTCGTCATTCAGACCAAGCACAGCTTGGAGGACGGCACGTTCGAGGTCATCAAGGCACCAGAGGAGTGCTTGCACTTCCTGTTCCTCGGCAACCTGCGCACCAATCCCCCAGAGGCATTGATGTCACGTTGCCGCCTCATGCGCTTCGACTACGACCCAGTGTGGGCTACTGAGACGGCGCTCCAACGCCTTGAGGGCTACTCCGGCGGTTTGTTCTCCGGCAAGGACGCTCAGGATTGGGCGAAGCGTTGGGCTACGGCGATGACGGCTACTCGCGAGGCTTACTCCAAGATGGAGGTCAGCCGCCCGCTGTGCTTCCGCTTCCTCATCGGGGCTGTCACCCACGTTGTCCGCCAGCCGGGTGCCTCGCTCAGCATGCTCTCCGAGTATGTGGCCAAGTGGGCTCCCCATCAGATCGCCGTGCAGAATGCGGCGACCCAAGACACGGACGCTACCTCCTCCGCCCTCGTCAAGAAGATCGTCGGCTCCTGCTTCCCCGGCTCCGTCAAGTAGTCCCCTTCGGGGAGGGCTTGGAACTTCAGGTTCTAAGCCCTCCTCCCCTCAACCCCTTAATCCCTGCAACACTATGACACCGACACCAACACCACCCACACAGATCACCACCCCTGAGTCCGACCGTGCTTTCCGCTTCTCACGGCGGCGTGAAACCCGCAAGCCTGACGGCACTGTCCGTCAACGTGCTGGCTGCCTCAATCACCTCGCTGTCAAGACGGCCAGTCCCGTTACCTACCTGCTGACCTCCAAGTGCGGCGCACCTACCGCCTCGTGGCAGTGGAAAGCTGTGGGTGCAGGCTCACGCCACATCATTGAGGTGAACCCCAACTGCGCGACCGTGTTCTTCGCCGAGGCTAAGAACAACTCCAAGCGGCGCATCGAACTCGTCAAAGCGGTCATCGCTCACGAGTCCTGTCACGGACTCTACACCTCCCGCTCTCCCGACATCCCTCGCGCTTGCCACATCGTCAAGGTTCCGTTCCGATTGCTCAACCTCTTCGAGGACTGCCGCATCGAACACAAGTATGTGAAGGAGCGCGGGAAGGAGTTCAAGTTCCGCTGGCGTCTGTTCGACGACAACATGGTCAAGGCTGGCGCAGAAGTCAGCTCCCCGATGACGTGGCTCTACACCATGAAGACTCGTGAGCCTGCCTTGTTCAAGACGCTGCCCTCCGTCATGGCGGGATTTAAGTGGACAGGCACGGACAGTATGGCGCTACCCTCCGTGGCATACGTCCACCCGCTCAAGCCGATAGAGGGGCGGCTGACCTACATCCCTTCCCTCATCAACGTCTTTTACAGAGCGATCATCGACGCCGCCACCACTGAGGATTTGATCCCCCTCGCCCGCTACTGGACGGACATCTTTGGTAAGGAGTCCGCCTCTGACCTCCCGCCCATCATCGTTGACACGGTGTCGTCAGATATTGGAGGTGTCCCCGAACCTGCTGGAGTTGATTCGGGGGAGTCGTCCGACGCTGATCGAACGACCCGCGAGGTTGACCACCGAGCTCTCGAAGAACACGGCGGCGGCGACCCCACTGACAAGCGGGCGATGCTGACCCCCGACAAGGTGATGCACCACAACACTGACAAGTTCGTGAAGCAGCTTCCACGCGCTGGCTTCATCCCCCTCCTCCGCTACTGCGTTGGATTTGACAGCGACACTTCCGTCTAACAACCCACCCACTACAACGATATGCCTAAACTCACTCCAATACTCTCTCCCGCATACTGGAAACCCACTCTCGCCCAGCGCGTCACCAACGGATTCGCCTCCGTCATGGAGCAAGCTGAACCTGCCTCCGCTGATCCCGCACCCTCCGGCTCACGCCTCAACCACCGCGCCATCTTCACCCACAACTACGGCTCCGCATTCCTGCAGCCGTCAGCCGTTGACGGGACTCGCCGCATCCTCCTCATCGTGGACTTTAGCGGCTCCATGTCAGGCATGTGGTGCAGCCAAGGCGGCTCCGAGTTTGTCTGGGGGCTGATGCAGTTTGCCCGACAAGGCGGATGCCACCTCAAGGTCGTGCTCACTGGGCACGAGAAAGGTCCCGCTGAGCTTCCCGTTGACACCCCCTTCGAGGTGTTTGCCAGCCTAGCCCCTATGTTCTCGCAGGAAGCATTCGCTGCCACCATGCTCCGCCCACTCGTCGGTGAGATGATGGAGGAGTCGGACATCACCATCTGCTGGACGGACGGGCAGTTGACCGATGGCTACGTTGACGCTATCCGCTGGCGTGAGAAGAACATCAACGTCATCGGTGCCTGCATCGGGAAAGACTCTGATCGAGCCCACCACCCCACCGGAGGCGTCGTCCCTCTGCGGGAAGCGATGCAGGGCTACTTCCACGCTGCCTTCCTCGACACCGACGCGGCTCGCATCTCGACGCAGATGGCAACATGGATTGCTTCTTGCCCACTGCGTGACCTCCAGTAACAACCCTTCGGAGGGCTTAGAACTTCAGGTTCCAAGCCCTCCACCCCACCCACCCCGTGAAAGTATTCATCATACCCGCTTCACTCCGCATTATGACCACCAAACAGATACCCCTCGACCGCGCTAAGGTTACGCTGATCGACAAGCGTAACCCGCTATCCCACATCGTCTGCCTCCTGTGGCAGGACAAGACCCACCACATTGACGACTTCGACCTCAGCCCATTGGGTAATGTTGTCGCCGTGCAGGATGATCTGCTCGCCTTCCCGCCTCGCGGATGGGTGACCCTTGATGGTAACTGTCGCCGCCGCACAAGCAGCTACGTCAAACTCCTCCCCGCCAGACAGCGCCGTAAACGTGCTCTCCCTACCAAATGAAATCGCCCGAGCAGCTCTACTATTTCGCAGACGAACCCGGCACCAAATACCGGATACTCAAACCCGGTGAACGCACTGGTAAGCACGCCCTCTGCTGGCATAAGTCAGCCATAGTCAAGGGAGGTTTGATCCCAGTAAAGATACCTGCTTCGCGGGACATGGTCATCCATGAGGATGATGGGAATCACTACTTCACCGTGGCCCATGTTCTCGTCCCACATGAAGCGGTCACCCACTTGCTCGACCTTTGGTTCGGCAAGTATTCCACCATCTGCGAAGACGGCGAAGAGGCCGCCGCTTGGCAGCAACTCAAGGAAGTCCTCTACCCACCAACAGAACTCGAATAATAACCAACAGCACAAACAAAAACATGCCAACAATAGACCCTACACTAGCGAGTAAACTCCTCGACCTAATCCCCAAAGCATACTTCGGAAACACCAGCGACTATGGCGGTGGCCTGATGGGCTACCACGTTGGCTGGCTCGGCACCATCTGTGTGTATGTCAAGGCTGACAACGTCTTCGACTGGCAAGACATGAGCTTCAGAGAGCTCACGTCAATGCTTGAAGGGCTCGTCGCCACAAGCGGGTTGCCCGTCAAGGTCAGCCCTGAACCAGAGCTAGTGGGCAAACACTGGCAAGTCTACTTCACCATCAACAGCTAATCACCCCCACCACAACCACAATGAAACGCATCCTCAAAACCACCCCACCCCCGACAGACTTCATCCTTCAAACCCAACTCCCCGACAATCCCATCATTGGGTTCCAGACCCGTCAAGGTTTGGTGGAGAAAGGCTTCATTCAACAATACATGTATGACCCCAGACAGTGCCTGCTGCGGCTTGCCCCAATCACGTCGGGTCAACTCTTTCGAGGTTTGCCCGCAGACTTTTGTGTGTGTGTCTTGAACCACCCAGACTTGGACTATTTCCTCTTTGAAACCGAGAAGGAGCTCCTCCTCTGGCTCGCAGAGTAACCAACTCACGGGGGCCGCGCATCCATAACCAACGCGGAACAACAACAGCAATAAACCCACATGAAAAAACAGACCGTTGACACCCCCTACAAAGGGTCATGGGCAGATACAATGAAGACGACAGACTGGAAAAAGCTCCAGCCCAAACCAGTCGGAGTCTATGTCAGGACCATAACGCTAGAAGAATACAGAATGTCTATCGGATTCCCAGCAACCCAGCAACCCAGCAACCCAGCAATATGAAAACCAAACTACACGCCTACCACTTCAACTGCGGAGTCATCCCACAAAGCCAAGCCTACCTCAAGCTGCGTGATGAACGCATGAAGGTCGAGTCCCGCAGGCACGACCGCATCAACTTCATCCACACCGACACAACTCCTAGTGGGTGTAGGTTCAGCCACCTGACCGAGCTCTCTTCTGACGGAGCTATTACCACCTACGAGGTTGACCTCGACCCCAAGCACCTGTTCGACGACCAGTGGAACACCAGCGATACCGAGGGGCACACCGGCTACCGAGTCTTCGACTGGGTGGAATACTACTCCCCCCACAACAAGAGTAATATCTGGGGCCACTGGCTGGAGGTCACCGATGAAATGGTGGCGGCCCGAGACAATACCAATGCCTGCCGTTATTGCGGGGCTCAGTATGGCACCTGTCACGAGGGCCACCTGACCGCACCCCGAGACAACCCCAAGTTCTGTAAGAAGTGCCTCGGCTCCCCATACCTCAAGGAGAGCGAGCTCTGGATGTTGCGGCTGACCCCCGTGAGCCAAAAATATAGCCGCCCGCATGACGAGCTGTCGCAGGAAGACCTCGACTGGTTAAAGCCCCGCTACATCGAAGCCCAGCTTCGCGGTAACGAGGAGCGCCGTGAGGAGCGGCTGAAGAAGCAGCGTGCTGACTTGGAGAAACAGCAGCAGCTCGATGGCATGAAGTTTGACGGCATGACCCGCCTGCTCGGTGCAGACATCGAGTTGTCTAACGTCATCTTCCACGACCACGTCCCTGTGTTCAAGTTCGGCTGGCGCAATGGGCTGTCTCCTTCTGTGGCAGAGGCGATGCAGACAAAGCTGCGTGAGATTGAGTTCCCCCATCCAACCGAGTTCGTAATCAGCGACGCCAAATAACAGCACCCTTCGGGAGGGCTTAGAACTTCAGGTTCCAAGCCCTCCCCCTTTAACCCAACAACAACACTACTATGACGACGCCACGACTGACCGACGCAACCCGAACGAACATGGCTACCACCCTTCGCCAGTGGGGTATTGAGAACACCCACCGTGAGGTCTTTGATGCTCTCCATGAGGAGGCGGTAGAGGCGGTTGACACTGCCTGCCAAGACTATGCCATCGGGTATGACGACCTTGATCCCGACGATCGGGAGTTTCTGATCCTCGCCTACAAGGATGGGTTCTGGGAGCCGACCCATAAGCTGGAGCGTGACGAGCTCAAAGCTCATGTTGAGGGGCTATCCGCCCGCCTGTCTGACATGATCTTCTCCGCTCCGGCGGCTCCTGACGGGCGCTTCCCTGAGATGTTTGTGCCGCGAGTCCCCACGCTCAGCACCAGCCACATGACAAGGGAAGATGCTGACAGGCTACACCACCACTACCAACCTTCGGCAATGCTCAGTTCATCTGACGGAGCCCTCCTGCATATCCACAACTGTTCCGACCCTGAAGAGGAGTATGCTGAGTTCAGTGAGGCGTTCCGCAACATCATCCTACGGCTGGTCGAAGCTGGTTACAGCTACGTTAGATTTGACAGTTGCCACGAGCCTATTGCATCCTTCCCCACCTTTGACTGGTGATAGCCAGCCCACACCCCACACCCCACCAAACAATGAACACCGACAACACCACCGAGAATACTGAAGTCACCCCCAAGATCGAACGACGCGGCGGGCACCGCTCACTCCCAGATAAGGATAAACTTGCCAAGGTCAGCCACGTTGCCCGCATCCTGCGCAGCGGTTACGGCATGGAGATTGCCTGCAAGCGAGCAGGGACAAGCTCCAACACCATCCGCAAATGGGCACGAGAACTCGGCGTCAAATTTGACCACTGATGTTATGAGAACCTTACTCCACTTCACTCGATCCCGATGTCGCTACTGGTGGCGCAAGCTCGTCGCCTCCCTTGACTGGTGCCCCTTATGCGGGGCCACCCTCAACCACACCCGCTCACATAAACTCTGCCCACGATGCAACTTCCGAACAACCCGATAACCCGACTAAACCCTGAAGTCCTTCCTCGCGATTGGTCAACCTTGACCGGCGCTGACGGACTCGTCTATCAAGCCGATGTCGCTGTCTCCAAGGCGTCAACTCTCCGCGCGAAGGTGCTCCTGTTCAAAGACCTGCCTCACCTTCACGGCTTTTGGAAGACCGCTCTCGACCGCCCAACTCCTCACCCCGATACCCTAGCCTTGTGCAATCCGCTGACAACGACGGTCTACTTCTGCAAGGTAAAGGGCAGGCCGCAGCGTCCTCCCGAAGTGCGCGTTGACCCGCGCTACTTCTGTGTCCTCGGCTTCGCTCAAGGACACCTGACCCCCGAATACATCGTCCACGAATCCATCCACGCAGGGTTTGCTTACAGCCGCCGAGTGCGCGGCGGCCATCGCTGGCTTGACGATGACGTTGAGGGGGAGGAGCGCATCTGTTACCCAGCCGGACGTGTCGCCGACGCCATCATTAGACGATTCCACAAGGGAGGTTTTTTCCATGCCAAGTGAACCCTACGCTACCGGAGCACGGGTCTTCCTCGTTGACGGGCCCGTCACTCTCGGCGTCATACTTCCTTCCCCCGAAGGAACCGCCGCACAATATAGGGTTGTGAAGTTGGACGGTGAAGAGGAGCCTGTAATCCTCCACACAAGACGACTGACCCCCGCAACCCTGACCCCCGGCCGCCGCGTGTTCCGCCACACTGGAGGCCCGCATCGTTTCGGGTTTATTCCCACGCTCGGCCGCACACCCCCGACATTTTCCAAAGCCCGCATGAACGCGGACGAGGAATCTATTGTGGTCCGGTGGGATAATAACGAACTGGAAGTTGTGGTTAAAGACCACTTGACTCCAATCATCTACGAGGCTAGCTCGTGACCCTCGTCTGATGAAGACTCCCATCCACATCCTCAACCGCATCTACCCGAACGGCTTTACATGGCACGTCTGGAAACACCAGCGCACCGGAGAGCTCCGCTCCCAGCACCGCCCGAATGGTGGCGAGTCGCTACCCCCCGGCCGCGACTGGGAGATTGTCCGCTCCTTGCCCCACAACCCCAAGCTGTGTCAGCGTAGACTAGCTAACAAACTCTTCGACAACCTATAACAAACCAAAACGCAGAAAATGAAAACCATCAAAGAACTCGCAAACACCGGATCAAAAGCCGCAGCACTACTCAACAAAGGGTGTGGCACACTAGCGGTGACACGGAATCATCCCGGCTGGCACCACGACGAAGAGCAACGCCTAGCATTCGCTGCCGCCGTGCGTGATGCGGCGGTGCTTGCGGATTTGGAAATGAAATCAGACTCGTCACCAACACCACGAACAGACACCATTCTGGCAAGATTCTCATGGTTTGAAAACAAGTGGATTGACCGTGAGCTACAGTTTGTGCCGAGGCTTGGCGACCGTGTATTGGTGACGGATTCCTCGCAGAAATGGGAGGGCGATGACTGGATGGTGGAAGGCGAGGTTATGCTCGTTGAATGGTCATTTCGAGGGGGCGTGTTCGGCAGCATGGTTTCGATCACACTCAACCCTCGAATCAATCAAACTGGGCCGAATCATTTTTAACCAACCAACTATGACACCAACACCACTCACGAACTACCTCATCAAAGACAACGACGTATCCCGCCCGCAGGCACCAATGATCCTCGGAGTCTGTGACCACGACGGTTGCCCACGGCACCGCTGCAAACAAAAACCACCCTTCTACGCAGCAATCCTCAACAAGAAAAAGAAACGCAAATGAACCAAGAACAAAAACGAATCGCCATCATCTACACCCTAACCAATGGGAAACTTGTTACCCCATGACCGACACCGAACACCTACAACGAATCAAAGCCAAATGCCAAGAACTCCTAGCTATTGCTGAAAAGCGAACTGCAGGAAGGTGGAAGTGTGGGTCAGATACAGTTTGGGACTGGGATGGTAACGAAAAAGTTGCTGACTGTGACGGTTGGAACCCTGACTTCATCGCAGCCTGCGCGGGTGCCGCCGAAGCGGGCTGGCTCTCGACCATCGCAGCGATTGACGACTGCTTAAACGTGGATTCATCGCTTCCTATTTATATTCAGAATATCACAACTGAAATGATGCTTACCGCTAATGCTCGATTAGTTGCCGCAATCATTGCCGCATGGCCAGAGGAAATTCTATGACACTAACACCACGAACAGACGCAATCTTAGCCGACGACACAGGCGACAGTTCATTGATCCGCAATCTTGCGACACTCGCCCGCACCCTCGAACGCGAGCTTAATGCCGCGAAGGCAAAGAGTGAGCTATGCCAGTGTTCCTTGGCAACCCGACTCGTCGGAGACGGATGCGAGAGATGCAACCCAGAAAAGGCACGGGAGATCAAAGAGCAGAATTATGAGGATAGAATCAGCGATCTTGAACGTGAACTCAACGACGCAAACGAGCAGCTACATAAAGTCCGCATCCGTTGCTCCGAGTGGGCAGATGTAGCTGGCAAGCGCGGCGCAGAAATGGATGTCTTGCTGGCGGCTTTGGAATCAATGGTGGCAGCAAACGGCGGTGTAGCTGTAATGCCGACAATAGAAGCCCGTAACCAAAATGCAGCGTTGATGAAAGCTAACGCAGCAATCGCCAAAGCGAAAGGAAAACCATGAACGCACCAACACCCGAAACTAAATATGCTCTATCTGTAATATTAGAAGAACACGGCGAACTCTGCGAAGAAACCGCGCCCTTCATTTTAGTTAGACTTTGTAAAAAACTTGAACACGACATCACCGAACTCAACCTCCGCCTGATCGACCGCCAGCAGACGCTGATGGAACAAGCCGTCAAACTCCAAGCAGCATCCCGCCTCCTCACTCGTTGCCGCGATTCAGCGGGCCGAGTTGAGATGGGTTTGTATGAGGACATCCAAAACTTTTTGAATAGCTAACTATGATCGACTCTCCAATATGTGTGACACACCACCTTGCCTGTGACTGTCGCGAGGCACTGATGGCGGAAGCTATGCAGACTCAACGCCGAGTGATCGACTGGCGGGATCAGAGCGATGAGGGGTTGAGGCTCCGTTGCGGAGAACTGACCTCGCAGGAAATCCGAACGATCCGCGCTGTGCTGACCGCAATTCTTCCGCCGAACATTCAAACTGAGACACAGCCATGAGAAAATGCACCGCCCCATCCCCATTCTGTGAATGCCAAAAATGTTTTGATGCCAAGCAAGGTGCCGTGGCTGTTGTCTCCAGTGCCCTTGTTCGGCTTGCTCCGCCGCATGAGTGCCCTGCGTGTAAGCGCACAGGGTTCTACGAGAAACCGAAAAGGAACTGCTATTACTGCCCCCACTGCTGGAATCTGTTTGGAGAGATATATGGAGACCCGAAACAAAAGATCAGGCTCGCACAATGAAGCCGAGCCGTCCCTGCTCTGGCACAGAGCGGGGGAGAGAAAACTAAACCGAAGGAATCAAATCTATGAATGAAGAAAACGTAAATGATGCCATAGCGCCCCGCTCTGTTGACCAGCAGCGCCTTGTTCGGACTCATTGGATTACCGCTCTAAGAGGATACGCCGAACCAGATCCTCCCTACCGATCCCGCTTTAACTTCGTGTGGTGGTTCTGGCTACCGAGACTCCACACGCAACGTCCCGACGCCATGAACCCGCGAGTAATCCGGCTCATCTGGCTATGCTTCGCTGTGGGGCTGGACATCTGGGGCAAGGAGTCGCGGATGTATTGGCCGAACAAGCCTGCTCTGGCAGCAAGCCCGGCTAAAAACTCAACCGAAGCGAAAGACTCACAAAATGGAAACTGAGTCGATACTCCAAAACGCTGGCGCAGCTTGCCAGCAGCAGGCTTGTTCGGCCTTGCCGTGGCTGAAACGTCCATCTGACTTGGGTATGTGGTGGGCATTCTGGGAGGGCAAATACTCGCTTTGGCAGGTCATCAAAATCCCGGCTGGCTGGATGGCGATGAATGAAGAAATCGGGAACAGTATGGTGGGCTGGATCAACTCCGCCAATCTCGAAATCTGCGAGCTGCAAAACTCCATTTGGTTCCCGGCGCTCGGAGGTTGGCCGAACGATAAGGCTCAGCAAAATGAAATAAAAACTCGCTTGCACATTTTCTAGCCTATCATATAAAACCACATTCCCAAAGGCAGGGTAGCTCAGAGGCCAGAGCGTCGGGCTCATAACCCGAAAGTCGGAAGTTCAAATCTTCCCCCTGCCACCAACTCAACAGCCACAACATGACCACAGCACACATCATCCATCAGGTTCATCCGCTCGATCTCGCGGCCGACATCGTTATAGCTGCCAACCGGCTTCTCTTTGAATCTCACATCCCTCACTGGTTCCGTGCCCACACCACCGACACGCATATCCATCTCACCCTGCAACCCGACAACCCACCCACCCCCATGACCGTAATCGAAGTGCCCATTGACGACATCGTCCTCGACAAAGAACTCCGCCGCGACATTGACTCACAGATTCAGCGTCTTAAATCCTCCGCTCCAAGCCGCGAACGCAGCCTCGCTATCACGAAGCTACAAGAGGCGGTGATGTGGCTCGGTATGGACCTCAAGCGCATCAATGAGGAGACCCCCGGCTCCTCACCGAATCCCTATCCAAACTCCAAGGACCCGAGCAACTTGAAGATCGAGCCCACTGCGGACGGACTCAAACTATAAACCACGGCACACCCATGGACATCGAGATAACCAACTACGTCACCCTGCCACAAGTCTTGACGGCGTATCGCAAGCAGTGGTCGTGCGATGAGATAGTCGAAGACATTATTGCGTTCATCTGTGACCAGCCAGACCAGCAGTTTGAAAACAAACTCTTCGCCGCGTTGCAAAAATTCAAAGCCGAGAACGACCCGCCCGAACCTTCACCCTAACCCTGCACTATGGCCCGAAACACCTTCTCCTATTGGAGGCGCGTCCCCCACATGCAATGCCCCCTCGTCGTCAACCGAGGCTTGCCGTCCGAGTGTCGGCTTGTTGCTCGCAGCGACCTCGTCTTCATTTACCACTATACAAGACTTGACCACCCGAACAGGGCGGTTAAAAAGAATCTCCCCCAAACAGGAGCCGCTCATTTTGAGCAACCGCGCCGGACGTATTCCGGCACACCCCCAAGAAAACGAAACCACCATGGCTAAGAAAGCTACTCCCGCCCCAATGAAAGCTGCCCCAAAAAAAGGCGCAGCAGTCCCCGCCAAGAAAGGCGCTGCTGCGCCGATGAAGAAGGGTTGCTAATCAACCCAACAACAGCCCCTGCTGCTTAAACGTGGCAGGGGCTGTTTTGTTTTATCGCAGGAGCGCCAGCACTTTGACGTGCTTGGAATATTTACCGCAGGGCATTGGGAATACATTTCGCGTCATGTGCCCATACCCAGCCTCAGCTATCAGCGCCGCCAGCCCTTCCTCACTGTGAACCGTGGTGTTATTGTCGGCGTGCTCATAGAGAAACTTGTTTTGGGCCGCCTTCTCCTCCGGCGTATTAGCCAGCTTTTCTTTAGCTAAGGCAAATTCAGTTTCACTTACATTGACCGTCATCAATACTTTTGTGTCTGCTGAAATAACTGTCTTGAGGTTGGTTAGGAACAGCTTTAGCTGCGAGGCGCTGCAGTGAATGAACAGGTCGCTGGCCAAGACGTGAGTGAATCCCCCTTTAAGTGGAGTGAAATCAAACACAGGTGTGTAGAGGAACACAGGGTTCTTTTCTGCTACGAGGCCCTGAGCCAGTTCATGGACGACCCCCGCATGCAGGACGCTGACACAAGGCTCCACACCCGTGTAACAGTTCTTGTTCAGGAGGTCAATAAGAGGTGCCCCAATTCGGAGGCACCCACACCCCACGTCTAAAACTCTGGACGCAGGATTCATCCCGCAGCTACGGAGGGTGTGGATTAAAAAGTCTCGGCCCTTTTCCCAAGCCCCCGTTGGGCAAATGTGTTGTCTGTGATTTAGCGTCTCGCTCATTGTAATGTCAGGTTAAGATACGTCTTGTCTATCAGGGCTTTGTTATCCTCAGCCATGCGATACCAGTCGCCCGCAAAATGCACCATCCCCAATCCCTCGTCTAATGAAAATACTTTTGGGCTCACTCGATGTGGGAAGGCGGCTTGCTCGATAGCCCCCCAGTCAAAGACCCCCGAGGACCCGCACTTCTCCGCAGCGCAGCGAGCCATGAGAATAACCGTCTCGTCGCAGGCTGTGATGTAGGCCAACGCCACCAAGGCAGGCCACATAGGACTCTCAATGAGAGACCGGGTGAAGATAATGAACCCTCCGTAAACCCACTGCCTCTCTGGTTCTGCCAGCCATGACTTGAACTCCTCCAAAGTTATCCCGAGCAAGGCTTTCATCATTGCGGACAGCCGCCCTCGTTGCTCTTTGATCCGCCAATCCTTGAACCCTTGGTCAAACATAGACGACCTTCTCGTCAAGAGCTCCAGAACATTGACGTTGTATTGGTAGCTAGCTATCTGGTTACTCCCAATCAGGGCCCTCACAGTCCCCATAAAATCACAGGGCTCGGTGAGCGCCGTGTCTGAGTCCAGTTGTAGCAGAGTGGTCATCGCAGGATATTTTTGGAATGCCTCCCCCACGAGTATGAACTTACGCATCGCCATCTCTTGGTGTCCCCAAACAGTTGTGGGCAGCTTCATCCGGTTTACCAGCACGTCGAAGGCTTGGTCGCTCGCGTGATGCACATGCGTGGTGAGTAGAATGTCCTCCCGCAAAACCCCTCCATTTCGCATCAGGGATGCCGCACAGATGACTGCGTAGTTGAGGAACCGCGCTTGGCCTGCGGCGAGCAAATGTATCTTGGTCATGTCGCGGGGACGTTATCTAGCCCGCTCCACACAGCAACCCTATCCTTGACGCCCCGCAGCCCTGACGCGAAACTACCCCATGCTTATCCCCGAGAAAACCAAGGACATTATCAAGAACCTCTTTGAGTCAGGCCAGTCTTTCCCAGACATCGCCGAGGCCACAGGCATCCCCATCAACGAGGTCAAGGCGCTCAAAGCTAAAGGTAAGTGGGGCCGTCAACCGAAGAAGCAGCTTGCGATGGCTGAGGCTCAGCTGGTCAACGATGAGGCCGATGCCGCCGACATTCTGGCTGCCGCTGAGGAGGCGCTCCACACCAACCCCGGCAAGCGACACTCCGACATGGTGTTCAAAAAAGTCCATGCTGCGCTGACGGGGCTGAAGTCGCTCCCGCCCCTCAAAAACTGGAAGGACATCGAGATGGCAGACAAGATTGCACGCCGCGCCGCAGGTCTTGACCGTGAAGGTTCCGGCGGTGGGACGGTCATCAACCTCGGTATCATTGCTGGGGGATACAAGCCAAGGCTCGCACCTGCAAAGAAAGTGGTTGATCTGCAAGTCGTCGAAGGGTAACTCGACCAATCAGTAACAACCCACGCCGCCATTTTTCTGAGCGGTAGCTACCGACTAAAACCCGACCCCACATGAACCCTCCGACCTCCAACTTTGACGCGATCATCAACTCCCCTTATGAGGTGTTTGTCTCACAGCTTCACACTCGTTACTGGTCCGCTTCCGAGATCGCTGAAATTCGCGTGGGACTTCAGCAGCGCGTTGAACTGATTACCGACCAGCTCACCAGTGTTGATAACATTGACCGAGGCACTGCATGGCGCACGTCAACCGAGACCGCCCGGAAGTATTTCATCAAGAAGCTGTCGGTGGTCAACCAAAGGGCACAACCAGAGCCCGCCCCAAAGAAACCTGCCGGAGGCAATGGGTTCTTGGTGACCTTCCTGATTGACGGTGACCACAGTGTGGTCGCTACCAAGCAAAACCCCTCAGAACTGTGGGCCGATATGATCGCCGACGCGGAGTCCAAGGACGGCAAGCCCCCAGCCTTGGTTGCTTTTTTGAACCTATCCGAAGAGGCAGCCAAGAAGCTACCCGAATCGGTGTGGGTTGACGACCTCTAGCCTCGCTCCTTGGTGACCCAGCACCACTCTGGGTAATCCGTCGAGTCCTCCTCATAGGCATCGACTGGGAGTTGGACCTTCAAGTTGAGGCGGCACCCACACTGCGAACAGTTGTGGAGCCGGTCAGCCATCTCTGGCTTCCGGGCTTCGGGCAAGATTCCGTCCATCGCGGCTACTTCACTGAGTCGCTTATCACATGACGAGCACCCTCCGGCCCTGACGTTGCGCGGGCAGGTAGCGCAGATCGAGGCTCGATGGTTGACGATCAGCATGGGGGCGAGATTCGCTCCCCCAAGAATCCAGTTCTTGGCTGTGGTGAAGAATCGGCCAAGCGTCTCAAACGTCACACCAATGGTTGGGGTCGCTGTTGTGCTCTCACAGTATGGCGGCTTCAGCCCCATCTGCTCACAGACGGCGCTCTCGATCGCTTCATCCGACATAGGGTCCCTCCCGTTGGAAGAGAGGAATCCACGGACGGCCCCTATTAGTTTCTGAGCGGAGAAGTTGGTGATGTAGCTCCCCGTCACCGGGTCGCGCCAGCGCCATTTTCCATTGGGGGTTTGGGCGTTGTGATTGATCTTCATTTTTTCTGCCAGTGTGGGACGATCTCGCGGTTGAATACGCGAGCTTGGATGGTGGTCTTGACGTATGCCCGAGCTTCCTCGCATTCTTTGTTCAGGGCCTTCTGGGCGTCTTCACGACCAGTCCGGCCTTTCTCTGCGAGAGCCGTCAACTCTTTGACATACTCGGGCGACATGCGGAGGCGCATCTGTTCTCCGAACATCTTGACGGCGTCAGCTTCAACCGAGGGGTCAAAAGAGGACAGGAGCCCGCCCTGTTTGTCCACCTCGGAGGAGTCGTCCTTGTAGGTGTCGAGGGTCATCTGCCCCGCTTTCACGGGAGAGAGGAACAGCCCGGAGCTGACCAGCGGGGTGATGATCGGGTCCACGTTGTCGCTCGCCGAGACGGGCAGGATACGTTTCGTCATCGGAGCATACCAGAAGTTTGTCACTGGCTCACCCATTGAGTTCAACATGTCGCGCTGGCCGAGATCCGCTCCATAGAGAGCATTGGCTGGCAACAAGCTGATCGCCGCAGCGGTAAAGCCGCGCGTGTCCTTCAGTGCGTAGTCCCCTCCCCCGGCGACACCTCGACCAATGTCAACGACATCGCGCAAGATGCGGGGGTTGGTGGCTCCGCTGATGAAGTTCGTCAGCATCTTGCCCATGTTCTGGGCGGTGACGGCTTCGGCGAGGTCGTTGTCGCTCAAGATTTCTCCAGCTTGTGCCAGACCTTGCAGGGAGTTCTTGACGGTGACAGCCTTGATGAAGGCGACCGCTGTGTTGGCGGCAGCTTCCACGGGGCGAATCTTCTTCGGGTCTTTGAGCCCCTTGACCATGCGGTCATCTGTCAAGGAAGCCAGCCCACCCAGCAGCAAGTTGAATCCCGGGATGTCCTTCCACGAAAGGTAGAGGCCGCCAAGTTTGACGGTGTAGGGCGACCAACTTGGTTGGCGGTAGCGGAGCTGGCGGTTGCGCTCAGAGTCCGGGTAGCCTTTGCCGTAGACCATGAACCAAGGCACACGACCCTCTTCCTCTTCTTCCATTCCATACCAGTAGAGCGCCCCAATCGCGAGCTGCGCAACCGTCGCCACCAAAGACTGGGCGATCAGCTTGTGATACTTTATAGAGTCCTTGTCTACAAGCTCACGCTTGTAGCGGCTGTCTTCGCCCAGTAGGTATTGGGACGGGCTGAAGTTATTTGCGCGGGCATAGGAGAGTCCGGGCACGCTCATTGCCAGAGAGAAGTCCAGCAGATTGCCCATCGCTCGTGGGAACGAAACGATGATGGAGGACAGCCCCTTGGTCTGACGCTCGAACGAGCCAAAAACGCGATCAAAGATTGCTCCGGCGATTCCAGTCGGTGTCGTTCCAAGGTTGGCGAAGCGGGCCGACTCGCGGCTCGCTTCCATGAAATCCTCCTTCGACTTGGCGTCAAGTCGGGAGGTAAGCTCAGCATAGGTCTGGGCCCGGCGCTGCTCCATAAGCTGGAACCGGCGGGCCTGCATGGCGAGGTCAGGACGTGGGCTGTTGCGGAACTGGTCCTTCTCTGACTCAAGAACCTCGTTGATCTCGCGGGACTCCAGCTCCTCGGGGGAGAAGGACTTCTGCATGACCTCCGCAATCTTCTTCCGGTCAGCCCCACCCATCGTCAAGGCATACTGAAGAGCCAGACGTTGACGAGCGATGGCGGCAGGCACCGAGACAGTGGAGTCAATGACGGCTCCGATGCGCCCGATCAATTTGAAGAAGGTCTTTGCCGAGTTCATCAGTTGCTTAATGACCGGGATGTCAGGTGGCGGAACGTCGCGCTCCAGCACCAGCATGTTCTCAGATTGTTCAGAGGCGAAGCGGGTGCGGCCAGTCAAGGCAGCTCGCTTCATTTCCGTCCAGACTTCACCACGCTGAGTTGGGTCACCAATCCAACCAACCGCGCGCACCAGCGTCAGCAGATTGCTCGCGGCGAGTGCGGGGTCCTTGGCTTTGACGGCGTATGCAGAGGCGTTGAACGCGAGGTCCATAATGGATTGGACAGTGCCGAAGCCGAAGTTGACCTCAGACGTGCCGAAGCCGCTGAGCACTCCTGACTTCCACATCGCGACCGGGATTCCAGCGAGATACTCCCACGTCATTTCCCGGTCCTTGATGATTGCCTTCGCGCCATAAGCGTTCAGCAAGCTCTTGTAGGTTTCGTTGGCGATGCGGGCGTTGAGGTCACGGGTGGCGTCGTTACGCTGCACGGAGCCAACTGGCATTGCGAGAATGCGCTCGGCCTCGCGGTCAAGCTCATCAGCAATGACTGGGTCGTAGGATGGCAGCCCGAACTCGGTTGCCATGGCGTTGTAGAACTCTTCTTTGCGGAGTCCTCCAATGCGGGCGAGGCGGAGGAACCGCTCGCTGCGGGAGTAGCGTTCTGCAGCCCCGCGACCCTCCGACATGGAGCGACGAGTCGCGTAACTGATGAGCGTCTTTTGGATGCGGCGGTTCATCTCAGCTTCATACGCAGCCTTGAATGCCTCCGCCACCTTGCGGGACTGATCGGCATCCAAGCCAGCGGCCTTGGAGATTGTGGCTGCGAGCTGGACAACACTGCCGTGCTGATCTGACAGGGACATGTAGACCTGCTGCTGCATGTCAAAGGAACGGCGGACGATGTCAGCCGCCTTGCTCATAGGCACGAGGTCGATCGCCATGGCTCCGATGGCTGCCTTGGCATCTTCATAACGCTTCAGGGCTTCGGGGGTGGAACCCTTCGAGGCTTCGAGGCGGGCGAGGAGCTTGGCCTTGCTCTGGATGAGGGCTCGCTCCACGCTCGGTGCGAACTCAATGTAGCTGACGGCTTCAGCCAGCGCCTTCTTCTTAGCCTCTGCCTTCTGGGCAGCGGTCATAGGAGTGCGAGCTGGAGTGTCCCCCTTCAAGGCTTGGTTGATGCGTTGAGTCACCAGACGCTTCACTTCGTCAGAGTATTCCTCGAAGAATGTCTGCTCGGACTCGCCAGCGGCCTCAGCCACCTTCTTGATCTGGGCGCGAATTTTGGAGTCCACCATGCCGAGCATCTGCTCAGCAACCCACTCCGCCATTTTGGCGGGGATTGGCACACCAGTGCTGACACCTTGGTCAACAAAGTTTTGGAGGGTCTCCATGAAATCGAACATCATCTGGACCTCGGCGGGGTCCCCACTGGAGGACTTCGCGATGGCGGCGACGATCTTCTTCGTCAGCGGGGACTTCTTGACGACGCCAGCGGCAACATCGTCAGCGTCTTTCTTCAATCCGGTAAAGGCGTCATCAACGTCCTTGGGCATCTTCTTGCCTGACGCTTTAGTGGCGGCGTCGCGGTAGGTGGCTGCCACAATTTTTGGATTGATGAGGTCGCGGGCAATGGCTGCCGCGCTGAGCATTTGACCTGAGGTGGAGGCGATGTCCTGCACGGAGTGCCAGACGCTCTTGGCCACGCCTTCGTAGTCCTTCAAGAGGCCGAAGCCGCCTGTGGTCGCGTCATCCTTCAAGGCTTTCGTCAAGTCGTTGATCCGGCGATTGAGCGCCTGACCCACGACTACGCGTGCGAGGAATCGCTGCGGGTCGGTCATGGGAAGGTCGTCAAGGCTGAGGGCAATACTGGCAAACTCTGCCGCACCGGTAGCCCCGGAAAGCGCCTCGCCGAGTTGTGCGTCAACCTCAGCCAGATCGCGTTCGGCGACCCCGCTGAAATAGGTGCTCTCCTTCAGGTAGTCCTGAACATTTGACGGCATCGCGGGGAGGGAGTTCTTCAGGGCCTCCGTGCTCTTGCGCTCCCCGGTGACTTTGCCGGGCAGCATCGGCGACGGGGCCGGGGCATAGTAGGTCCCCGTGCCGAGCTTGGCCTCGTAGGCCGCGATCTCGTCAGCCGCCGCGTCAAGCTCGTCCTGCTCGTCAAAGAAGGCGTCGGCTTCTTCCGCCATCTGCTCGCCTTCCTCGCCTTCCTCGATTCCCTTACCAGATTGAATCTGAGCCTCAGCCAGATACACGTCTACTTCGAGCATTTGGCCAGCTCCATACAGCAAAGCCCGATCTTGGAATACACCCGCCCCACCGAACGCCTTGCCAGAGGGCTTGACGACCACATGGGGGTAGGAGGCGATGTCAAACACACGGGCGAGGCTCTTCTCCATCACCGAGTCGATCTCCAGATCGGGGAACACGATGCGGTAGATGTGGGAGAGCACACGCTTGATGAAACTGCGCGGCCCCTTGGTGCCGGGCACCTGAGACCCCACGGAGGCAGGCACCGTTGACAGCCACTCCACAAACCGAGGGTTGGTCATTACGGCAGCCGCGAACTCGTCAAGGTCGCTCAGCTCGTAGCTGAACTTGTCAGCTCCCTTCTGAGTCTTGACGGCTTGGTGCAGGGCGCTCAGCTCGCGAATCGCAGCCTCCACCTTCGGGGGCTGGCTGACCCCCTGCTGGTGACGGTAGATCGCAAGGGAGGTCGCTGCGTGGGTAGCTTCGTGAACGAGCACTTCCACGAGCCACGCCTTTGACCAAGTGGAAGATTTTTTGTTGGCGGCGAACTCACTCGAAATCTCAGCCAAGTTAAGCGCCAGCGCATGAGAGCTCGAATGATAAAACCCGGATGGGCGAACTCCGAGATGGGAGCCATATGCGCCCACGGCGAACAGAAGGTTGGACATTTTTTTGATGTCCGGGTTCTTGCTGAGTTCCGCGGCGATAGCTCGGGTAGCTGGGTTGACGCCGGGCAGATCAGCGATGCGTGCGAGCGCGGTAGCTACAGAGCTGCCGTCACCCTCCACGAGGCCGAGGGTATCCTTGACGAAACTTTCAAGCTCCTGCACTGAAAGGGGAGTGGTCTCGGGGGTCTCACCATCGAACACATGACGCCGCATATCTTCGCGGATACGGGCGACACGTTTGGCATCAGCGAGCACTTCGTCGGTCGAGGTGCCGCGGATGGAGGCGACAATCTGAGCTGCTTCGTGCTTGGAAGGTTTGAGAGGCTTGGGAGGTTTCGCAGCCGGGGACGGGGGCGCGGCCGGAGTCACAGCTCGGAGGAACTCGTCAATGTTGACTAGCGCCCGGGTGGCACCCACGTCGCCGTAGGCACGCCACCACGTCGCAAACTGATTGGCAGTCGCCTTCAGGAACGCAACCGTGCGGGCGAAGACGCCCGGCGAGGCGGCGATCATGCCCATCACGTCTTCCGTGGTATGTCCGGCCTCGGACACCTGACGCATCATGCGGTAGTAGTCCGCGCCGAGCTGGATCATGTCCGCGGTCACATCAGGGGAGTAGCCACTCTTGCCCGCGCTGAAGTAGTTCAGGAACCCGGGGTCGCCGGGATTGAGGCCGTAGACGCGCTTGATGATCTGGCGGCGCTGCTCGGGGGAGAGGTCGCGGGCGGTGGCCAGCAGCTCCCCGTCGCTGAACCGCTGCAGGATCGCAAGGGTTGACGCCTCCCGGTCAAGGAGAGCGTTGAGGTGGGCCGTCATCTCTGCCGTGGTGTAGCCAGCGGCGCGGAGCTTCTCCACGAGGGCTGTCATCGCGGCCTTGTTCATGTAGATCAAGGTGTCCGAGCGGTCATGGCGCACATAGAGAGGCTGCTCAGGAACTCCCGGACCAGCGTCAACCATAGCAATCCGGTGCCCCGTTTTGATGGAGGCAGCGAGGATAAAGGGGCCGAAGTCGATTGGTTGCTTGGAACCTGCCTCATCAGTCGTCTCGATGTAGGGTTCGGCGAAGGGAATGTCTCCCTCTTCAGCCGGTTCGGCGAGGGGGACGTCACTCTCTTCGGGCAGGGATTCGGTGTCGATCCCCTGCACCGAGTCGCTCATAGCGTCAAACTTCGCCGGAGGGACAACGATCTGCTCCTGCTCAAGCTGCAGGAATGCCTGCATGTCTTCGAGGATCGAGATGAACTGGTCCTTGTTGGCGGCTGGCGAGTTCTTCAGGCGCTCGATGGCAGTGGTGATCGCGTCAAGAGCTGACTGAATAGCGGCGGGGGCCGCCGCGTCCCCAGCTTCACCAGAAGTGAGCACACCGCGGGCAACCTTGTCTACCAGATCGACAGTGCGGATTGCTTCTGACAGCCCTGCAAATGCCTGCTGCTCCGTCAAGGTTTCAGAACCCGCTGGAGCTGGGGGGATGACCCGGGGGACAAACACCACCCGGCCAGAAGTCGGAGGACCCGGGAGGCGGCCTTCTCCAGTTTCGCTGGCGAGCATTTTCGGATCAGGGAAGCTGCTGCCGAGCATGGAGTTGTCGGGCATCAGAGCGGCGTTGTCTGAGCTCGTGCTCTCGGGGTCAGCGGCGGCGGAGTCATCGCCGAGGAGGCGGGCCTCCACTGTCTCCGTAGTCGCCGGTGAGTCAGCCACCTCCACCGCTTCGTTGACACGTTGCTGGTGGGTGACTTCCTCGGCACTGGCGGTGCGGGTTTTCGGGAAAGCGATTTCAGGATTGTGAATAACTGCCTTGATGGAGTCGAGGAAACGCTTGCCGGGGCAGGGGCTGCTAGTCATCAGAGCGCCAGCGTTCATCAGGCCGACATGTAGGGTAGACCCAAACGGCACGACTTTGCCCGTGAGGAGTTCGCCCACAGCCGCCCAGAAACGACCCCAAGCAGACTTCAGTTTTGGTGTCTTGATGGAAGTGTTGTAGGACTGAAGCATCTCTCCGAATTCGGGGGATGTCAGCATGGCTTCCATGAATGAGGCAGTATCCGTGAGAGCATCCGTGAATCGAGGCTGTAACCCCGGAGCCCTTGTGCCCGGCTCCATAGCAATCGCTTCCTGACGCAGTGCTTCGAGCTTGTCTAACGCCGTGCGCTGATTTGTGTTCAGCACGGCTTCCGGCGAGGTCAGTGACTTGGTAGCGTGTGTGATGATTCCGCGTAGCAGGGCTTCAGGGCCTCGGGGTGTGCCGTCAAGAATTGGCGTCATGGCCGCCACGTTAAGCGTCAGCACGCCGTTGACGACGCTGACGTCGTCAGTGAGCGCCGGGTTCTCCACGATCTCCACGCTGGAGATACCGTTCAAGAGGGCGGGATTGTCGCTGAAGATGCGGGCCAGTGACTTGAAGTGAGTGCTGCCGGTGCCTTCCTTGACGGATAGGCGTTTCAGGACGGCGATGATCCCAGCAGTGTCAGACCCGGTGGTCAGGCCGATCGCAGCGAGCTCGCTCTTGAACATGGACCGCTCCGACTCCGTGTTGACGGGGGTCGGGGTTTCAGGGATCATAGCCAACCCGGCATTGGTTGCTTTAGTTGGGGCCGGGGAAGTAGCCTGTCGGCGCTTGGCTTCTGCTTTCTTCTCACCATTCTTCAGTGCCTCGTCAACCTTTGCCTTCTGTGCAGCCACAACCGGAGCTGGGGGTGGGGTAGACCGAATGGCCACCGCTGCATAGGCTTTGGTCGCCTGTTCGAGGGATTTGGTAAGTCCTTCCAAACTTTGCTCGGTCAGGACAATGTTCTCACGGTTGCGTGAGATAGCTCCGTTGGCCTTGTTGAGTTCGCGCTGAATCTGGTCCTTCTTCGCGTTTGGCTGCTTGAGTTGGTCCTGCAGTTCGCTGGCGCGTTCCTTGAGAACACGGTCAGACTCTCTGAGTCGGGCAAGCTCTGCGTTATTGAAATCAACAGTATTCTTTGTGGCGTCGAGGACAGACTTCAAGCCAGCGACTTTCTCCTGCGCGCGCTGTTCGTCGAGGGAAGTTGGTGTCGTGCTGCGTCCGCGAACTTCCGCTGGCTTGGTAGCAGACTCACCCAGCAGTGCTCCCAGAATCGTGCGGGCTTCGGTCAGAGTGAGACTGGTGGAGTCAGAGTAAACGGCAAGGTTTTCCCGGGCCTGCATAATGATGCGCCCCGAAGCGGTCTGGTCTCCGGTCTTCACAATTTTGCAGACCTCCACGAGGTTCATTTTCCGCAAATCTTCGGCCTTGAACATCGGTGCCCCAGCTCGGGTCTTCTCACTCTTTAGGGCTTCGCGCCCGAGGGTTGTCAGATCAATGAGGAACCGGGCGACATTAGGGCGGGATGACAGGCGCTTGAAGAGGTCAGTGCTTCCCGGAGGGACGACCCCGTTAAGAATGGTCGTGAGCTCCTGAGACTCTTCCGCTTTGAGGGCAGGCCCATACTCAAAAATTAGGTCGCCGTCAGGGCCGACTTTGAACTGGAGTCCTTGTTCGATAGCTGCCAGAGCTCGACGAGCTTGTAGCGGGCTATTCATCAACAGCCCAAGGCTGAACTCGTCAGGGTTGCCGTCGTTCATCGCCTGCAGGTCTTTGCGAAGTAGCTCGACCTCCCCGTCAGTCAGGGGAGTCGCAGCAGATTCATCTTCGCTCATTCGCTCCGCCAAGGCTTCAGCGTCTACCTGAGCAACTTCGGTGGCTAAGCCAGCGGTCAGTCGGTCAGCCGTTGACAGTTCTTCGTCAATGCTTCCGCTGATAACGCTGCGGTAAGCCCGGTCAGCTTCTCCGAACTTCTTAACCACGCCGCGGACCAGCTGCACCATGTTTGGGAGGGAGGCTAGCAGGGTTGCAGGGTCGGCGTCAGGATTCCCCATCAGCAGCTTGCGAACCTTGATAGTGGCTTCGTTGATGACCGCCCCTTCGATCGCGGTGAGCATGTCACTTTCCAACAGGGAGGGCCACTGCAGTGCGACAGTTTTGCGGACGGTGTTCTGCACATACGTCAGGCCACCAATATCTTCCACCCCCTCGCTCAGCCCCAAGCGAGCGCCCAAGCGCAGGTAGGCGGTGAGGAGAACATCTTCCCCGGGCACCTCAGCAGGGGCGTGCTGCGCCAGATAAGCGTCGGTCCCCACGAAGGGGGTGCGAGGGTTCTGCGTCTTTGTCATGGCGATGACTTGACGAACGAGAATCTTCTTCTCCTCCTTGAGAGCGTCCAAAACAGCGGCAGAGGACTTCTTCTTACCGGAGACCATCGCGTTGATGAGGTTGGTAGTTTGACGAAGCTCATCCGCCAACTCCTCCAAAGTTTTGCCGGTCTTCGCAGCTACCTTCTCACCCTCAACCAAGAGGGTCTCGGCGCGGGCTGCTCGCTGAGGGCTGGCTTTGTAGAGGGCATGCCAATCTCCCGCTTTCTTGACGGCGGTTGCCCCGCGGGCAAAGTCATACGCAGCGGTCACTACACCGGTGGTTGGATTGATCTCGATCCCCGGTGCAACCTTCTTGCGAAGCTCAACGGGGACGGTGATTTTCAGTCCGGCGTTGATCTGCTTGGCCGTGATGACCGGGTCGTTGGTGAAGAAACCGACGGGCTTGCCGCCGACCTTTTTGAAGGGCACTCGGCCACCAGCGTCATTGATGGACTTCTCGTTCTTTGGCAGCTTTTTCATTGCTGCTCCATCGACCGATCCGGTGAAGAAGCCGTCCGGGATACCTGATTGGGGCGGGTAGGCTGCCTCCCATGCGGTGCGCAAGCGATCCATAAGCGCCCTCAGCGGAGGGCTACCAAGTGCCAAGCCCTTGCCCGTCAGAGCCTTCATTTTGCTGGAGACGACGGAGCTCGATGGGATCGCCTTCGCGTCAAACATCTCCTGCTGAATGATTTCTTCCGCCTTCTTTTGAGGGGTAGGGGCTGGTGCAGGAGCTGGAACTTTGCCGCGCTTCTGAGGCACTCCAGCCGGTGGAGCTGCGTCTGCTGTGAGGCGTTTGGCAAGCTCAGCAGCTTGACGCTTCACTTCGGCGCGGGACAAGGCCGCCTCCGGTTTCGTCAACGCTTTGCCTGAGCTTGCTTGATCTTGACGACCCCCTGATGGAGCTCGCGTTTCAGATTGGCCTTCTTGGGCTCGGACAGCGGGCTGCCCTTTGACAGAAGGAACGCCACCTGCTGGCGGCTCTTTTGCTTGGGTGTCATTGGTGGTGGGGGTGGTGGGTTTCGGGGGAGTCTTGAACGGGGCGGCGAGAGGTGCTGGAGGGGCGGCGAGAGGTGCTGGAGGGGCGGCGAGAGGTGCTGGAGGGGCGGCGAGAGGTGCTGGAGCGGGTGTTTGTTGGGCAGGACTTGTCGCAAGTTTTTTGGCCTCTTCGTTAGTTCGCGTCAAAGCCTGACTGACGTTCGACCAAAAAGTCTGATCACTTGGGTCGGCTGCTGGGGTGAAGCCCATGTTCATCTGAGAGTTCACGCTGTCGAAGTCAGACAGAGCTGGGACTGAGTTAGGGTCAATGGACCCAATGCCTTCATTGAGAATCCTGGCCAGCTTTTGGAGGACCCGGTGCCCATACTGGGTGTTGATGTCCTCTTCCCGGCCTTTGTTGATCCAGCCAGAGCTTCCGATACCCCAGACGGCATACCACTTGCCCGCTGCCACATTCTTCTTCCCGGCCATCCCCGTCGAAATGTAGAACGGGATGTTCACGTTGCCAACTCGCATGAGGACCATCACGCGGTCTTCATACTCGACGCTATTACTTCCTTCGATCTGCGTGAGAAAACCGTTCTCGCGCAACCAGCTCAGCTTGGCTTCGACGCTTGGCAGCTTGTCCAATTCGCTGAGGATCGCTGAGGATGGCGTACTGATTACGGCTCGACTGCCGTCACGAGCTTGGGGATAATCAACTCCTTCGGGGGAGGGTGGGAAACGTGTGGCATCGGTTTGGGGGGTGACTTGGCTCTCATTGGTAGTGGGGGTGACTTGGCTTTCATTGGTAGTGGGGGTTTGGGTTGGCGTGGAGATTACTTTGGTAAGGAACCTTTCGGCCACTCGGAAACTTCGGCCTCCCTTTGTGATGGCTGGATACATCCATTCCTTTTGGTCGGCGTCCCAGACTGGGTCTCCCATCAAAGTAACATCGCCTTCGGAGCGGTAAACGTCAGAGAAGACGACGGCACCTTTCCCGACAGGGAACTTCGGCGGGGCTGTGGCTCCGGGTGGGAGCACGTTAGCTGGGGCCGGATTAGTGACAGGAGGCGGGGCAGAAAGCAACTGGTCCCGAATACTCTTTGTTGCCACTTCGTCGGTCATCGGGCGCGTAGTTGCGACACCCCTAGAACCTTCAAATTCTTTGGAGGTCAGTGTCCACCCATCGGGGACTTTCTCCCACACGTCACCTCGACTATCTGTAAATTTGGTTCCGACAGGCTGGGACTTGGCAAGAGTAAGGGGGTCCTGTGCAGGAGCAGCAGCAGGAGCAGCAGGAGCAGCAGGAGCAGCAGCAGCAGCAGGAGCAGGAGCAGGAACCACAGGAGCAGGAGCAGGAGCAGGAGCAGGAGCCGCGCCCACGCCTCCCGGCGTTGGCTGGGGTCCTACGGTAGCGTCCGTCGGCTCCGCTGGCTGAGCAGCGGGTGATTCTGTGGCCGCGGGTGTGGCCGCGGGAGCTGGGAATTTGGCAGCCTTCTTCGCTTCGAGGTCGGCAATCTGTTGCTGGAAATCAGCATCGCCCGCGTCCCCGTAAGTGAACTCGGAGGCGAGCCCTTTGCGATATTCAATGTCCTTGGACAACTCTTCTTCAGTGGCTGTGTCAAGCGGGAGGGGAGGTGGGGGAGCCACTGCGGTCTTCTTGGCAGCAGGGGCGGGGGTAGTGACAGGAGCAGGGGCGGCCTGATTCAGCGCGTCTAGCTCTTTCAGCAGCGCGTCTTCCTCGGTGGTGTTGACCCTGACATCCTTGAGAGAGGGGGTCCCATCAGCCGCGAGTGTCGCTTCTTGGCGCGGGCCCTGAGCTTGCTCGATCTCAGCCAGCCTAGACTGGATTTCTGTAGCCCGGTCAACGGGGGCGCTAAAAGGATCGGGAGAAGGAGTGAGAGCTGCCTCGGCCGCACGCTGAGCTTCAGCGGCTTTGCGGTCAAGGTTCGTCTGGACATCGCCCTCAGCTTGTTCGCGGACGACAGCCGCCACGGCTGAAGCACCAGCGCCCTCAGCTTTATCAGCCGCACTGAGCTGCGCTTGAACCGCCGGGTCCTTCTTGGCTTGCTTGCGCGACTCAAACGCATCCCAAGCAGCGAAAGGAGCGGACATGCCAGCACCGAGAAGTCCCCCGGCAACAGCTGCCGTCAAGGTTTCTCTGACGATTTCAGACACGGGCTTGCCGGGTTCGACGGTAAGCTTGTCGATGATCCCGTTGACGCCCTCGTCAAGCCCTTCTTCAGTTGCTTCTGACAAGGCTTCCTTGCCGAGCGACTTGCCGAGGAATACAAACATGCCTTCCTTTGCTGCTTGCGCAGCTTTGCTGACCTGAGGCGCAGAGAGCTTCTCCCCACCGGTTGCACCGAAACCAGCGGTGATCGCTGCGGTAACAAGGCCGGATACAATAGCTCGGGCACGAGCGCCGTCGCGCGCGCGGCGGCGAGCCGCTTCCACAGCTTCTGGAGTTTGCTGCTCTGCTGGGATTCGGGACATCTCTTCCTTCAGGAAGTCGTCATAATACTGATTGAACGCCCCGCCTGCGCTCTGCATGCCCGCGGCAAAGGAGGAGGCGGCGAGACCACCAGCAGTAGACAACGCCGTCTGACGCGCCGCGAGCTTTGCAGCCATGTCACCGCCAGCCTTCAGAGTTGCAGCGCGGGCGAGAGCTCCAGCACCGAGGCGACCAGCAGTCGCAGCAGCAGCCGTGCGCCCAGCCACCGCGAGGCCAGTCCGGCCAAGCGCAACAACGCCGCGACCAGCGAGGCCCGCAGGAGCCGTCGCGAGGGAAGTAACGACCATGGAGGCAGCATCAGCGGCCAGCGTGGCCCCACCGGCGGCTTGACTGGCAGAAGCAAGTTGACCGCTAAGTTGACCAGCAGCTTCAGCGCGGAGAACAGTCTCTTCATCTTTGGCCCCGACAAGCCGCTTGAGTCCGTAGTATCCACCAACGGTATCGCTAGCACCACGAAGGGCACCGAGCTTGAGCTGCATGCCGAGGTTGGAATGCCACGCGCCATTCTCCTTCTGCCACTTTTCCATGACGTCAGCGTCAGAGGCGTCAGGGTTGCCGTCACGAAGGTCTTTCTCGAATTCCCGGAACTTGTCAGAGCCCCAGACAGAGTCCTCGAAGGCGTCTTCCATGTTGGTAAGCTCGCCGCGCAGGCGGGAACCTACATCTTCACGGAGGATTTTGCCCCTCATCAAAGCCTCGGCTTTTTGTTCTGGCGTCAGCGAAGTCTTGTTGACGGCCTCGCGATAGCGGGACGTGGACAGAGCCAGTGAAGGACTGGCGTAGAACTTCCCGTCGGCCACATGAAACTCGCGGTCGTCATTGGCGACTTCCTCGACAGCGTCAAGGTCGTCGTCATCGGAGGCGGACAGGGTCTCGCGAAGAGCGGTCAGCTCTTTTTGTTCAGGGACCGGCAGCGTGAGAAACCCGCCACCGCCAAAAATGGTCTTGGTTGCTTTGGTCTCAAGTTCACGTCGGCGAGAAGCAAGCTGGATACGGTCAGAAGTTTCGGTAGCCACCTCATCATCAGCCTCTTCGGTTGCTGCGATAAACCCGACGCTCCCGCGTAGTTCTGCTTTCTTCTCTTTGCTGCGATCCTTGAATCGCTGCCACCCTTCAGGAGAAAGATTGTCAGGGTCTTGAGCAGCGGTCTCGATAAAGTCCTGCCTCCATAGATCGAATGCCTGTGAACGCGCTTTAGGGTCAGCAGTTTGGAAGCTGGGTGAGGACTCTACATCGGTCCAACTCGGGAGGGCGTCAAAGGTCTTGGTAGCCATATTACGCCAACATGCCTAACGCTCGGCCTTTCGTCAAGAAGGCTTCGTCACGGACCTTTATTGTCTCCCTTACTCGGCGCGGGAGCTCCTCCAGCCGCGGGAGGCGTAATATACCTCGAACCTGCGTCAGGACTTCCGTCATCCCCAGCAGCCCCAGATTTCTGAAGGAGCGCCTTCAGTTCTCCAAGGAGAACTTTTTGTTTATCGCGGTCGATCTCATTCTCCATCTCAGACTGGAGCACCCGGATACGAGCTGAGAGAATTTGATTGGAGGATACGCGCTGCTTGAGCAGCCCGATCTTTGATTTGGCGAGATCGCCAAATTTACCATCCTTCTCCCGCAGCTTCTCGACTTGGTCAGGAGCCATGCCGGAGTCGATGAGGTCCTTCTTGATGGCCCGTTGATTACGGTCGCGGGTCATCTTTTCCGTCAAGGTTGCCAGCATGGAGGGAACTTCAGTCGGTTTCGACTTCTGAGATTCACGAATCTTGTTAAGCTCGGCGGTGTAGGCAGGCATGAAGTCATCATCCTGTAAATCTTCAGCGTATTTCTGGGCCAATTTCTCAGCGCCTTCCAGACTGCCGCGGGAGTCGAGGCGCTCTTCGCGTGAGACTTCACGGGCGGTGTTGCGCTCTTCCTCAGCCAGACGCTCCTTATTGGTGCGGGCTTCCGCATCCAGACGTTGCTGCTCAGTGCGAGCTCCCCCGGCGATGTCAAGGTATGACCGGACGGATTGTGAGGCAAGGGCGTTAGCGCCCCCGGGCTCAGCCATGAGCTTGCCGACCTCTTGAAAGTATCCCGGCTTGGTAGGGTCAAGCTGCGTCAGACGAGGCATGACGGCTGCCGTGGCAGCCTCTTCACTTTTGCGCCGAGCCTCGGCGTCGCGGGCGCGCTGGGCGTCTTCTTCCCGCAGACGGAGGGATTGTTCATCGCTCGCCATGGCCATCGCGTTCTTGCGAACCTCCGAGGCGGCTTTGTAGAACTCAGGCACGACAACTCCCGCCGCACGCGATGTGAGGTAGGTGGGTTGCGGGGTTGCGGGGTTGAGCCAGTCAGCGAGTGCCATAGTAGGGGGAGGTTATGCTGTTCGGGAAGGCATCGCACGCCCTTTCGCAAGGAGGCGATCACGCTTCACTTGCGTCTCTTTCTTCTTGTCTGCCACGAGTGGGGTAGTGCCGTCAGAAGCCGACTGGACCAGTCGGTTAGCCTCCTCGTCACTGCCCACTTTAATGCGCCCCTCGTTGAGGGCGTTGGCCAGCTTCAGTCGCGGGGAGAGAGGAGCGGCCTTGGAGGGAGTAGCGGCGGCGGGGGTGGCCCCCACATCGGAGGCCGACTGGACCAGTCGGTTAGCCTCCTCGTCACTGCCCACTTTAATGCGCCCCTCGTTGAGGGCGTTGGCCAGCTTCAGTCGGGGGGAGGTGATCTCTGAAGGAGCTTTCTGCCCGGGAGGGACAACAGTTACGGCGGGCTTTGAAGTGCCACCAGCGGCGGGAGGGGTAGTGCCAGCGGCGGGAGGGGTCTCTTTCGGCAGGTCAGTAATATTGCCTGCCTCGTCCATGGTCTTGCCAGAAGACTTGGCGTCAGCGTTATACTTTTGACGAGTGGACTCAAAAGTCCCAGCAGACTTGGCAGCAGCGATTTTCGCTTCACGGGTCTGGCCGGTGAGGGCTGGCGTCTGAGAGCGCATCTGGTCGGCAAGGGCTTCACGGGAGGCCACACGCCCCTGAGCGAGCGAGGTTGTATCAGCGGCGCTGCCGCCCATGCCGTAGGCTTTGCCCTCACTTTCGAGACCAGCGGCAAACTGGAGGGCCTTCTCGTAGTTCTTCTCCTTCTTGGCTTGGCGGAGGCCCTTGCGCATGAGAGAGGCGCGACCGCGTGAAGAGGCAGACTCGCGAGCGACTTCGCGATCCATTCCAAGAGTAGTGCGGGATGCAGTGATAGCCATAATTAGTAGGAGGTGCGGAGTCCGGGAGACCCGTAGTTGAACGAAGGAATGACGCGAGCCTTGCCGCGGAGGCGGCGAAGTTCGGCATTTAGCAAGGTGTAAGCCTGATCGAAGTGGGCGACGGAGCTGTCAAGGTCTGACTGGTCCTCAAGGCGGAGGGCAATGAGTCCATGCTTCAGAGCGCCGATATTGTTCGGGATCACCAGATCATCTTCGTTGACGAGATCGACATGACGGCGGCTGCAGAGGGCAGTGATGGTGCAGTTGGATGGAACAGCTCCGACCTTATAGCGGCGGTAGCTGGGGTCCGTTTCACCGGGTTCGTAGACACCGAGCTCAGTGGTGCCCGTGCGAAGGGAGCAGTATTTGCTCATCAGGGGCAACGTCAGACTTTCAATGCGGAGCACCGCAGAAGGAAAGTTATTGTCACCACTGGAGAGAGTGACGCGAAGGCCATCCTGCCCATCAGCGGAGTAGAGTCGTTTACCGGCGGCGTCGTAGCCACGCAGCACAGCCACCCCACCAATGCCAGCGTCTCCAGCGGTGACACGAAGGTAGACCGTAGCGGAAGCTGTCAGGTCAGTATGGACGCAGGCATCCTCCATTTCCATAACTGACACCATCGTGCGGTCAAACTCATGGGAACCGGGACCAACTTCGTTGAACTCATGTGCCAGCGCGTAGATGCGTCGTGGAGCTTGGTTGGATACCCGCATACCCAGCAACGCAGAGGCGCGCCGTGGGAGGGTGATGTAGCCATTCGGGGCGCTGAGATCGGCCTGAAATTCAGCCTTTGCCCACAGCCCACTATCAATGAACCGCTGAAGTAGTTGGTTCGTGAGGCGGAGAAATTTCTCGTCCATTGGGTTGCCAGCGTCCACATGCTCATAGAGCAGGTCACGGGCTTTGGCGACGGTCAAGCGGGCAGAGGACATGTTGACAAAGTATATGGTTGACAGGCGGGCGTCAAACTTTTCGATGCGCCATTAGTTCGACGGTCCCTGAAGACTGAGGAACGTAGAGGCTATCAATCGGGCGGCTACTGAATATAGTAGTTGTGGGAGCGCGGGACACCCTGACAACTCTTGTGGAGAGGAGTGGGTTGGAATAATAGGTTGTCCCTCCCGGATAGTCATTCCCCCCTTCGTCAACATAAGGAGGGTAACTAGCTGCGGGACCAAGAATTTCATCTGTCTGCCTTAGTCGGAGGTCAAAGGCCCCCACGCCCTGACCTTTTTCAAAATCTACGGGGAGGTTGCGACGCTCGCGATCAAAAAGGTAGTCAGGAGAATATCCCCTAACAGCTAGCTGGACCGTCACGGTGGTGCGTGTGCGATTCTGCGAATACCACCCATACACATAACCGGCATCGCTGTAGTGGTATCCAAGCCCGATACGTTCAGGAAGGTAAAGCGCCCCGGTAGGAATAAATTCTTTGGCTGGAGGGTTGCGGCTTAAATAGTCAGAGCTCAGTGGGGCGATACGGTATCCGCCGTATTTTGCGGAGAAATATCCGGGCAAGGTAGCAGAGTTGACCAAGTCATCAGAATGGCGGTAGCGATCTTCGTCGTCATACTCCCCGCTGGTGAGATTCCCCAGCGGAAGGAAAACAAACCACCCCGTCTCAAGGGTTTTTACCCCACCCCCGTCGATGATTTGGCCCCCGCCTTCAATGGGGGTCCCTCCCATCGTCTCTGTTGGGATATATGAAGGGTCCCGCGACTGGAAATGAGTGATGTTAGCCCACAAATAGTTGGTGAACACAACGGGCTCCTTAACCATTTCCCGCCCGGGAACTCTGACAGAAACCATCTGACCGGTCTTATTGTCCCACGACTCCACTCCCCGGCCAGTGTTGATGCGGAGACGCGACTTCCATTCCGCGATACGTTCAGCGGCGGCCTCGATGATTTCTCTGGCTTGGGTTGGGCTCATAGGGCTTCTCGAACAACGACGATAGGGAACCCGGGATGGGTGACGGTGCCTGCGTCAGCAGAATAGACACCTCCAACTTCCAGCACCGCTTCGTCAATCATGGTGGAGACAACGCGGAAGATTTCATTGGCCTGAGCTTCTGGCCCGGCCTTGCCGTCAAGGAGTTCGCCAGAGGTCATTTGAGGAAGAGGAACTGTTCAGTAGAGGTTGACAAGCCACCCACAGACCCTGCACCAAGGACGCGGAACATCCCGAAGGCCGTGTCAATCTGCTGTTCGACCGTCGTCTTCACCGCCTGAAACTGCATGTCGCCCCCAAGCTCACCGTTCAAAATCTCAAGGAGGGAGGGCTGCTGGGGTTCAGGGGTTGGAGCCTCGTCAGGATCGGGGGTCATGGTTTGAAGATTGCAACTCGATTACGGTCAGCTACCAACAGGTCTCCGCCCTGCCACGTCAACCCAGCGGCGCTATTCAACGTCGTTTCTGAGCGTGTCAGAACAGAGTTGGTGGTGAAGTTAGGCTGACCTAATACAGCATGAGGTTGACTGCCGTTAGCTGGAGCCGTGTAAAAGATAAGCACGCGGCGATTGTTGGTGTCGCTGACGGCAAGTTGACCGACAGCATTCATAGACAGTCCACTTGGGCCATTGCACCAGTCTCGAGTGGCTCCAGTGAAGCTAGTAGATAGGTCTGTCTGGAACAAGATAATGTCCGGGGGAACCCCGGAAGTAGGGACGGACCCATAACCAAGGACGCGGTTAAAATACGCGTCCGCGATGTAGAGTTTGCCGTCTACTGGGCTGACACACGCTGCTGAAGGGGCCCTAAACCTCGGGAGAGAGAGTGAGCCCGCGGGTGTATAAGAGGGGCCCGTGGGTAAGAGGGCAACGCTCAAACTCGTCTGACCTAAGGCGAGGTTGGCGGCGGCATTACTGGCTGCGGGAAAACTGTTCCAAATGAGAACGCGATAATTACCCGGGTCAGTAGCGATGAGCTTCCCCGCTTGCGACCCAGAAGGAACTACAAAAATGTCAGTGATTCCCTTAAATTTAGTCGGAGAGGCTCCCGGCAAGCCTGAGGTGAAATTAACCTGCCCAAGCACCATATCTGCGGCTTGATTGTTAGTGGCCGGGTTGTTCCAAATAAGGATGCGGTTACGCACGGTGTCAGACACTAAGAGCTTCTCACCATACCACGCCACCGCTTTTGGGAGCCGAAGGTTTGATTGCGTAATAGCGACGCTATCCGAATAACTCGTCAAGTTGGGTTGACCGAGGACGAGGTCAGCCGCCTGACCCGTGGCGAGGGCTGGGTAGCTGTTCCAAATGAGAACACGGTTGGCGACTGTGTCAGCGATAGCAACCCTCCCGCTGGAACTGACGGCGGGGCGAGAGCCCAATGAGGTGCTGAGCTGAGCTGCGGAAGGAGCACCTACCCAAGTTGTATCGGCTGAACTAGATGTCTGCCCGAGGATCAAAGAAGCCGAACTGGAAGTTGGGAGGCTGCCGGAATTGTAAGAGAACCCGAGAAGGGGCACCTCGAAAGGATTTTCGTCATGGTCGTTACTCGCGATGTTGAGCTTCGCTTCGAGTGGTCCAACAGTGGTCCCCGGTGTCAACGTCACGTCAACGAAAGCACTCTGACCCGGCTCAAGCCGGGTGACAACTGTCGTGCTGTCGGCAAGAACGACGTTGGTGACGAAGAACTTTGCCGCGTCAGTGCCTGTGAGAGTGGCCGCTAAGCCAGTGAGGTCAGCATTTCCGACGTTGCGAACCCAGAATCGTTTAGTGCGGGAAGTCCCCGTCAACATAGACCCGTAAGTAGAAACGCCGGTGTTGTCGGTCAAGATGCTCCCTAAAGGGCTCTCTACCTGAATCTCATGCTCCGTGCCACCGGTGCCGGTGAGGTTGATGACGTAAGTCGGCTGGTTAGGGTCACTGCTGGCGACCGTCAACACAGCGGATTTCAAGCCGGATGTAGTCGGGGTGAACCCAATGGTCAAATTTGCAGTGCCCCCCGAAACTACGGAGGTGACGAACGACCCAACCGAAAACTGCGCTGCGTCGGTGCCGGAGAGTGTTGCAGCCAACGAGCTTAGTGTTCCAGCGCCGCGGTTGACGACCCCGAAGGTTGCCTGCTTGAGAACCGTTGCGGCGGAAAACCCGAAATAATACGAGGCCCCCGGAGACAGGTCTGCTCCAGATGGCGCAGTCACGTCAATCAGGCCGACGGCGACACCCGTGGCGCTGAGGGTCAGGAGGTAAGGGTCTTCCGCTCCAGTGGGGTCATTGTTGTTGATCGACACCGACAGCGTTTTTGCCCCGGCTTCGGTGGGAGTAAAGCTGACACTGAAGGTTCCTGTGGCTCCGGCTGCGATTGGGGCTTCGGGAGAGCTAAGTAAGTCCCAAGGAGGAGGGCTCGAAGAATCGGAGATACCTACCACAGCAGTCAACGCCCCATTTCCAGTGTTGAGGATACTGAACGAGAATGTGCCGACGGACCCAGTGTTGACGTTGCCCAAGGCAACAGTGCTGCCGCCAGAAGGCCGCGACACTCCGGCGTAGAGCACGTCAATTTCAGGCTGCACGGCCGTCCCAGTCAGCGTCACCAGATACGACGGGATATTGACGGCGTTGGACGTGATCGTCATACTCACACTGATGGCCCCGACCGCAGCCGTAGGACGCATTTTAACGAGAACGGTCGCATATCCGCCCGGGGCTACGGATGTAGGTAGCGTCCCAACTACCGAGAAGTAGGACCGGTATCCACCCTCAAATACGACGGCGATTCCCGACAGGCTGAGCAGCCCATCGTTGCGGATAATGATTGTCTTGAAGGTGTCCTCAGTTGTTTGGGCTTGGCCAAAGTCGATGACACCCGTTACAGCGGGCAGCGGCACATCATCAATGGTATTGACGAGTCCGTCAGGACCGGGTGTGGAGAGTGCGATTTCTGCCTGCGGCGGGCACATCACTACAGCAATGTTTGACTCTCTCACCACCGTGGTAGCGCCAGTCGTCCGAGTCACGGTCAACCTACTATAGTAAGGCACCCCACGCGAAGCCCCTGTGACGGTCTTGGTTGCTAGCCCGAGGACGCTGAAGTCTTTGAAACCCGGCAGAAAACCAGTTTTGAATGTGGGGTCTGAAGAGACGTCCAATTTCAGAGCTGTCGTGTAGGCCAAATTTCCCCAGTTGAGTTGGAAAGATGTGGCAAAAGTGGTGCCTACAGTAAGATAAAGCTCAGGAGCTACACCTGCTTGTGAGGGGCAGTTGACGAGCATAACACGCTTGAGCCACCCGCCTTGGTGAGCTCGAAGGTCTACCTCGGCCACAATGCTCCCGGGCCAGCGAGTGTAGTTCGTGGCTGGGAATTCCTGCTGGAAATTGGCTGCGTAGAAGGTGATGTAATCATGCAGGCATTCCTGCACGCTGACGTCAAGCAGGGGGCTGTTGAAGGAGATAGCCTTAGGCAGCAGTGGCGTTGGCTCAGGCAGGAGAGGGCTGGTGGCTTTAGTGCTGTTCCATGTTGGGTCTCCGCCAACTACAGGAAGGGCAGAAGTCCACTCTTCAATGATCGTCGCGAGACACGGGCCGGAGTAGGCGTCTGCGACGAATCTAGGGGAGGTGACATACCCTGTGACCGCCGAGTAGATGTCGGAGTTATCGGCGTAGACTGGCGTGATGTTGACGTAGTCTAGGACAGCAGGCCAAGCCCAGTTGGTGACGATTTGGAAAGTGCGGGTTGCCTTGCCGTTGATAGCAGAGCCAGCGAGACCAGCAGCTTTCTTGGTATTCTTGATTGACCACAGAGTATTGATGGGCTGCAACTCCACGATAGACCCGTCAGACTGAATGCCAGAGGGGATCGTCGTATTGGCGGGAACCTTAGCACGCCGGAAAGAAGTTGTGGCGTTGATCTCAGGGTCAAACTCTTTGCCGATGATTTCAGAGTCAACATAACGAACTGCCACGGCGTCAAAAGTCCCTGTAGCAAAAGCGGCTACAGCTGTGTATGCCGTAGCCGGGGGGCTAAAATTACTGACCCGGACACCCGGAGGTAGGTATGTGGCAGGGCACTCAATGTAATCGTTGATGGCCAACAAAGTTCCTAGGGTGCTGAGCGCCGTCACGTTCGCAATAGTGCCGATACTGAGGGATGCAATGACTTGGCGGACGCGCAGTTTTTCCCGAGTGACCGCTACCATGACAAAAGTTGATGCGAGCACTTCATCGTTGATAGGACGCTCTTCAACCCCAGTCACAGTCCACTCAAGCGGGTAGGCTAAGACTTCGACCGGGGGCATGTCATAAGTTGACGTCACCGAAAAGTCAGACCGACGAACGATAAAAGTCTGGGTAAGCTGGGGCCAGTCAGGAGTGTCCGTCAGCTGCCAGTTGTAGCGATGCTGATTCTCCCGGTTGGCGGAGTAATACCACCGTTGCCATCCAGCGCCCCCTTCAGCGGTCACAAACACCAACTCATGGTGAGGGAACTTTGCAGTGTCCGGGTGAGGGTCTCCATAGCTCCACGACTTGTTTTTGGGCAAGTCTCCGTCCCGGATTTCATAGAAGAGCAGGTCGGCCTGCCCCTCAGGAGTCGGGAAAGAAAGAACGGGAATGCGTTCTGGGATGTCGGGCTTCGGGCGGATCATATCGTCAATCTAATCGCCGTCAGGGTTGACGTCAATACTTGCCCTTGCCCTTAGGCGGAGTCTTTCGATCTCCTCCCGGGCCAGCCCAAAGCTCACGACGAGCCCAATAGTTCGGGCTGGTCTTATCGTCTTTGGTCAAGCTACCACCCTTATCGCGAATCTTGGCAGAGCGGGCGAGGTATGACTTGCGGGCGGCCGCAGAGTAATTATGGCCATAGCCTTCAGCACCAAAATGGACGATGCGAATCTTATTGGTGTCGGGGTCGCGGACGAAGACGCTCTTCTTCTTGCCAGAAGGAGTGACCCCGGGAATTTTCCGGGGTGAGTCGAGAGTGACTTCCTTGCCGCGCCAAGTTGCCATAGCTCAGATGAGGGTATTGCTGAACTTAGTAGTCTGGTCCCAACGAGAGACCAGCCCTTTCCAGAATTTTGCCCGCTTCCCAACAGGAGGGGCTACCTTCCGTTCGTAGGCTTCGCGGGCTTCACGGAACCGAAGAAGAAAAGCGCGGGGCTCCTTCTCAGCGCGAGCCAGCGCAGCCAGCGTCATCGGACCAACCTTGCCGTCAACTTCTACGTCAAGGGCCATCTGCAGGATGCGGGCGCAGCCAGTAGTGCCTCGGTTGAAGGCGGTATCTCGAAGGGCCGCTTCCGAAAAAGGACTTCGAGCCCAGTTGCCTGCTGTATCTGTGACCTTCAGAATGTGCTCGGCAGCTTCCTGCTCAGCCTGCACAAACTTTTTGCCAGCGATGAGGGACGCGAGGCGGGCCGCAGCCTCGGGGTGATACCGGTCATTGATGCCCGCAACCTCGAAGGTTCCACCACCGTCACCAGCGGGTAACCGATAGACGGCGAGGCGTCCACTACGGTCACGGCGAGCTTCCACATCAAGGATGTGTTTGCCGATTGCAAGCGAGTGTTCTGGTCTCATTTTGGTTGGTGGGGGAGTGCTCATTGGGTGAGGGCGCGTAGTCGGTTGCGGTCAGCTAGGATTTCCAAATGGTCTTGCAGGTTGACCCAAACCTCATCCGTCAGTGGGACGTAGCTCTGATTTGCCCGAAGGAACAATCGTGGCGGGGCTGACGAGGGCATAGAGGCGGGAGAGTCTCGCGTGTCGTGATTCCAACTGCAACAGCCGGGCACGGTCAACAGAAGTAGAAGCACTGTAGCGAAAAATTTCATCGTCAAGATCGTTGAGTTCGACAGCTAATTTCCACGCTAACCAGATCGGAAAAATCTTAGCCGCCTCAGCTGCAGCAAGCAGGAAGGCGGACAAGGATGACGTAAGCGCGGAGAACGAGATCACTTCGCGTCAGCGGCTTTGATAAGTCCGTAACCGCCAGCGATGAGGGCGACGAGTTCGCCCATGTCACCGGGGGTGCCAGTTTTCAGAAAGCTGAGGACTGCATTGGCGATAGCGGCAATGATAGTGATGACGCCGAGGACGGTAGTTTTGGAGATGGGAGAGGGCATGGCGTCAAAGATTGACATTCGGCTCTTTTTTGTCAATCGCCTTCTTTCGCCGGATAGAGAGGGCCAGATTCCAAATAGTCAAGAATCCAACAAGGTTACCAGCTACCAAAGAACTGACGCGGAGCCATGATTCAATATCCTGCATAGAGACGATGAAAGCGAGGAGGTTAAAAGTCCCTCCAAGGATAGCAGCTAGCGTGCTTGGTAGCGCGTCAGGAGTAGGGGGCGTCATGGCAGCTGAGCGGTTTGAGATACGTTCAGTGTGACAGGTGCGGTGGTGATGTTAGAATAGGCGGATTGGACTCGGACTTCAAACGTGAGAGGGACCACTCGCTGAGCAGCGAACTGGCCTGACAATCCAGACAGCGTGAAGCTGACCTCGGAGAACCGATACCGAGTAGCGATGCCCCGCCCGACAATGGTCGGGGAAGTGGCATACACTAGGGGTTCGCGAGAACCGGGGGCGGCATACGCGACAAGCCTCACAATAGTCCCGGTTGGGAGAGGCCCGACACGTCCATCCATTGAGAATGAAACGTCGATCGTCAAGCTATCGCCTCGACGAGCTGCGAGGCTGCGAATTGGGACTCGGGTTCGTGGAGACGACGCCAGAATACGGTCATTGAGGACAACGTGTAGATTCATTAGTCGAGACCGGCAGAGCCAATTTTAATCTCGACCTGATTGACGAAGCTCTTACCTTTGCCTTTTTCGCCTTCAGGTCCGGCATCTTCACCTTCTTCACCTTCTTCACCCATCTCACACTCACATCCTTCCAGACTGATGAGGGTTAGGCGGTTGCCAGCGTCAAGCCGGAGTTCTGCCATAGCCTCAAAGGTGTCGCCTTCCTTCGTGCCCTCTGGGATTTCAAAACCTTCAGGAGTTGGGAAGCTGGTCATTGTCGTAGAGGGGGTGCTGTAGGGGTAAAAAAAAAAATGAGATCAGGGGAGGGAGGTAGGCGTAAAAGGCCAGTCCTCCCTCCCCGTCACTCAGTAGGTTACGGAGCGATCTGAGTAGGATCGCTGGTGGCGTCACAGGCCAGACCAGCAACGCTCGGAGCGCAGCGGCGGAAGCGGAACACTGTGGCGAGGTCGGGGGCCTGTGGCTTGGCGGCCACGCTCAGCACACCGCGGAAGAAACCAATCGTCCCGTCAGGGTTGGTGGTTTCATGCGGAATGTTGAGCCAGCGGAAGTCACCCATGTAGTTCTGCGTCGAGAAGGCCGTGCCACCGCCGGGAGCGGTGATTGCCTTCGGCACTTGGAACTCAAGAGCTTCGCGAACGAAGACGTAGGCTTCTTCAACGTCCGCGATTTCATACGCGGAGTTGAGGACGAAGCGACGTCCGTTGGTGGTTTCTTCCGGGGCGAAGGGAAGGATTTCAGTCCACTGGTAGACGGCGGGGCTGGAGTCGGGAACTTGGGTGACATTGAACCGGCGAGGGAACATGTCCACGAGATAGAACCAACCCTTGTAGGAGCGTTCGACACCCAGAGGGGCGAGCAGCTCGTTGACGCGGGAGTTGTTGTAGCGGAAGTCATCGCGCAGGTTGAGCCCGCCGATGCCCCGGAACAGAAACTCCTGAGCTTCAGGGCTGAGCACCACAGCATAGATTGGGCGACCGTTCTCCATGCCCCAAGGTTCAGCGCCCTCACGGACGAGCTTGAGGTAGACGCGGTCGAGGATGCCCTGCGAGATGTGCCTCATTGAGTCAACGGTGCCAACAACGGGTGTAGGCCAAGTGGCAGCTCCATCCACGCTGGTGAGCGCGGAGGTGACGACGACCTTGTGTTCAGCCAAGTCAGCGTAGACCGAGCGGTAGTAGGTTTCCCACGCCCATTTGGTGTTGTCCTTGAGGATGTTGAACATCGCCGTGAGCTGGTCCTTGCGCTTCGCGGCAAAGCGAAGGTCATTGACACAGATTTTCGGGCTTTGCACAGCAGCCTGCTTGAGGCCGTAGGAGCGAACCGTCTGACCGAAGTTGATGACAGCGGCGGTCGGGAGGCAGCTCAGCAACGTCTGGGGATCAGGGCTCAGCGAGCCATCACCTCCAGTGTTGTTGAAATACTGCTGGGTGTTGACGTCGGTCCACGACAGACCATTGGCAGGAAGCGAACGCTCCCAAGTGAGGACGTTGATGACGTCGCCCATTTCGTCAGGGAAGGCACCTCGCTGAGCGAGGTTGAGCCACGCAGACGTGTTGAGCGACTTGGTGTAGATGTCAGGACCGATGCGACCAGCCTCGTTGACGAGGATAGAGTTGACCGTATCGAGCTGAGATTCAGAGAGAGTAGCAGGCATAAAAGTAGGGGGTAGAGAGGAGGTGGGATTGACTGACAGATGAACTCCCCGAGCCAAGGGAAGGTAGGCTCATAGACTCTAACGGTGAACGGTTTTGGAGATACCGAGCGAACTCGCCGTCAAACTATGACGAGCCCCCTATCAGTCAAGGAAAATCTCATCGCCCTCCGAGCCCCTGTTCAATAGCGTCAAGGAACGATCCCGGTTTAGGGCCGGAGGCAGGCGCACTACCACCTGCAGTAGGGGCCGCCCCCTTGAAAGCACCAATCTGTCGCTCCAGCTCAGCGATCCGAACATCTTTCTCACGCAGAGCCTTGGAAAGACGAGGTAGGGCAGCTCCAGCGTAGGCACCGTAGGCACGGAGCCCGGAATCAGCGGAACTGAAATCTACGGTATCTGCCTCAGCGCGAATGGCTTTGGCGGTCGCTTCGTCTGCCAAGAAGGGCAGCTTGCGAGACATCAACTCCCACATCTGGTCGGCAGCTTCTTTCTGTTTGCGCAGCTCCTCGACCGATTGGCGACGCTGAGTGTCTGCACGCTCGCGGTCAAACCGCTGAAGGGTCTCGGCCGCGTTCTCTTCAAGAGAGGTCTTGGTGTTGACGATGGCGTCAAACTCCTCAGCAGTCCGATAGAGCTTCAGGCGATCGGGCTCCAGCATCGGCTCTGCCAATCGAGCGAGCTTCTTGACGCGCTCTTTGCGGTTGTCTTCCACAACAGCCGAATTGAGTGCCTCGATGTCCAGCTCGTAGGTATCTGCGAGGTCTTCCACTGTCGCTCGAACCGTGTCGAGCGGTTGGATGACGCGCTTCTGATACTCCTCTGTAGCTTCAAGTTTAACGCCGGTCAGTTCACGCTCGTAGCTTTCGAGCTTCTCACGCAGCGCAGTGGCTTCGGCTTCAGCAGCTTTCAGCTTGTTGACCGCTTCAGGCGGGGCTTGAGACGTGGACGCCTCTTCAAATTTCCGCTTCCAATCCTTAATCTCAGACTTCAGTTCCTTCCAGCGTTGGCCCGCTTTTTCAGTCATCCCATCTGGAACCTTGTCATCGGCTTCGTCAGGTTTGACGCTCGAAGCATCTGGAGCGGTAGGCGCGTCTTCCTTCCCAAGGAAAGAGGCCATGTCGTCTTTTTCAGAGTCCGCTGGCAGAGGGCTGGCTGGGTCGTTGGAAGGACCAGCCGGTGGAGTCGGGTTGGAAGGATCAGGCGCAGGTGGTTCAGCAAACAAGTCGTCAACCGCCCCGAGGCGGTCAATGATGGTGTCTTGGACGGGAGCTTCAGGAGCAGTTGGGTTGGCGGGGTCGAGGGGCATATTGGGGTGGGTGATGTGGGGGGTTGATCGCGGTTACTGAGCGGAGTTAGGTTTGGGGGAGTCAGCGGCCCATTTCCAAGGACCGGTTTGTTCAAGTTCAGAGGCTTTCTGAATTCTGGAGAATGCCCCCTCGTTGAATCCGGGGAGGTCTTGTAATGCACGCAGGCACGCCTCCCAACCAGCATGATATTGGTGGCAGAGGGCTCCGGCGCTGGGGTCAGATGTCGTCAAGGATTTGGGCGCGTTCATGTAACGCAACACCGCAAAAGCCCCAACCATAAAAGGCTGGCGCAGAGCAGTGCCGAGGAGGTCACGATAGCTGTCGGACCTTGACCACTCAGTGAGAGTGGTCGGGATAGGTGCTTGGGTAGTGGCTGGCATGGAAATTACACACCGAGGCGACGGAGCTTCGCGGCCTCCTTGGCGTCATTGATGGCCTGCTTCTGAGCAAACTCAGCTTGGCGCATCTGCAGTTTTTGTTGGTGCTCCTCCTGCTTCATTTGAAGTTTGAGGTTCTGTTCGACGAGCTTGCGCTCCATCTCAGGCGGGAGGGATTGGTCCTGCGTAGGCTGCGCCTGCTGGCCTTCTTGGGCTTCACTGGCAGCTTTCTCCTCAGCTTTGCGGGCTTCGGCCTTTAGTTTTTCCTGACCATTCCAAATCATCTCTCCGTATTGCTGGAGTTGCTGACGGTAAACAGCGACCATGTCAGAAGTAGCTGGATCGACTCCACCCATCTCGACGTGCTGTGTCGCATGAGCGTGGATCATCACCATCGGCTGAACAGCCTCACCCAGCGGTGTGTCCCCGGCTTCGATCGCGTCAAAGAATTGACGCAAGCGGGCATCATGGTGTTTCAAATGGATTAAGTGCAGTTCGTTGGACTGAACCTGAATGTCCTCCCCACCGATGAGGTGCGAGTTTTCTAACACGGCGAGTTTGTCGTCAATGGTTGGGCGTGGCTCATTGGACTCAGGGACATAGCGGTCAGCCAGTTCATAGCCAACGCGAGCTGCGATTCGATCGCGCAGTAAGTTATGGCGTCCGACGTCGTCAAAGGCCGGGGCTTCCTTGGCGAGTTCGTTGAGGATGAGCTGGCGAGCTTCAGGTGAACCGCCGCCGACGGCGCGGTTGACGGAGCACCGGTCAAAGTCAATGACGCCAAATGCCTCTGGCGGGATGCCCTCTTCAAGTAGGCGATCACGGAGTTCAATGACGAGGTCTCCGCCGGGGAGATCAGGGCCATAGGCCGGGTTGAACACGCGGCGAGCAACTTCGCGCAAGAGATTCTGGAAGGGCTCGTAGAAGAGGTTCAGGCTCGTGATGCTGAGCTTGCTCATGCGGGCGACATACGCCTCAACCTCGAATCGGGTGCGCTCCTTGTCGTCAGCAAACATCCCCACCGAACTGTATTGGCCCGACTTGCTCTGCAGCAGCGAAGACATGTCATTGATGACGGGCATCGCGTTGTTGGCGAGATTTGGGATCGTGCGTTCGATGACTTTGTTTCCGGGCGTCAAGATAGAGTAGGGGCCATAATAGGTCAGCGACAGATCGGCGAGAGCCTGCTCATCGGCGGGCTGAATCATCACGGAACTGGATAACATTGCCGAGTCAATCACCTGATTCCTCAAGCGGTTAGATACTTGAATGTGCGGGTAGATTTTATACCCGAGGCCGCGGATGCTGTGGACATATCCGTTGGACCCGATACCGAACATGAAGATGTGGAATGGAGGCCGGTTGGAAGGATACTTGTCCTCCTTCTTGTAGATGAACTTGTCCGGGGTGCCGATGTCAAGAAACTGGTAGTGTGACCACATGCCAGAAAACTCCTTGACCCAGAGATGTCCGATCGGGATTTCATTGCCCACACAATCGAAGTAGAGGTCATTGTTCTTCAAACGCTCCTGAACCTGTTCCCAGTCCATGACGCGACGGTCGCCGTTAGCTCCGACAGACTTAACAAGGGCGTCGCGAACAGCCTGCACATCCCAGCCAAGCTCAGCAGCCTGCGTGGGATTCTTGATGTATGCGTAGAGTTGAGATGGGCGGTAGCGTTGAATACTGCCAGCGAGCTCCATAGCGCCGGGGTCAGCAAGCGTGTGGCGTGGGAAGAAAAAGTCGCCGAGCTTAGCCACATGCCAACGCCAGTCGAGGTGATCTGGGTAGTAGCATACCGAGACCCCATCTGCGATGAAGTGGTGGCAGCAATAGAGGAACTTGTGGAAGAAGCTGCTCCACTTGCGGAGCATGCTCGTGAAAATCTTGCTGATCCGGGCCTCATATTCGAGGCGCTGCGGCGCAGGAAAAGAATTGGGGCGCAAACGGAAGCGAAGGAACTCGTCAGTATTAGAGAAGAGGTCCACATAGCCGCTCATACTAAACTCCAGCAGCGCACCAGCTTCGTCAAAGTTGAGATTTGAACGCCCTCCCTGACCTGTTTCGACAAGGTCTTCATCCCGATAAGGGCGCTGACCATCGAACATCGCTTGGAACTGCGCTCTTCCGCGGCTCGATTCAGCGTCGTCGTCGATCATCTTGCGGAGCGCCGAGTGAGCAGACTTAGCGTCAGCAATGCGGCGATCGGGGACGCGCCCCTCAGTAGAAGCGGTGAGTAGACCGTCATCAGTCTGCTGAAATTCAAGGAGGGCTTTTTGCATGGAAATCAGGATTTAGCTCGACGGACAACCCGTGGAGAGGCGGCAGCATTAACCTCGGTCTTGGGCTCCGTGTCAACCTTGACGACTTCGGGGGTGACTTCGGGGGTGGCAACCTCAGTGACTTCAACTGGGGGCAGGTAGGCCCGGTCACGGGGAGTCTCCGTCAACGGGACCAGCGTGACAGCCCGGCCCCAAGTCCGCGGGATCACCACCTCGACGGTGGAAGGGGCGTCAACTGCAGTGTCAGAGCAATAAAATAGAGAGGACTCCCGATGAAAAGGAGTCAGTTGACTGCCGTGAGCAAGGTGGACAGGAGGGGAGGTGCCTCGGAAGCAGGGGCACTCCCAAGCCCGTAGGCGCTTAAAGGCTCCTGACCGGTAGACTCCGGTGGTATGCAGATTCTGCGCTCCAATAAGGAGCGAGGTGGCGAACCGCAAACTATCTTCAATTCGGCTCAGCCAACCCGGACCCCCTACGATCGTGGCACCGGGGTCAAGCCAAAGAGTGTCAGGATGTGGGTTGCGAAAATAAGTCACCCACAAAAAGTTGTGCGGGTGGGCCATCAGCGACATTGACACCGATGACAGCGTCACTCCCCCGAACTTGGTTTTGAGGCGTGCGTCAGCGGAGAACTTTTCCGCTATAGGCAGGCACTCGGCAGCCGTCAGGATGTAAAGCTGGTGGCCTTCCCCGGGGGTTGAAGTGCTCAACATCTTGAGCAACGCGGGTAGATGGGGGATGGTGTCAGGGGAGACGGGGATGGTCAGTCGCATAGGTCCGACAGGTAGCTGCTGATGGGTGGGAGGAATTTCCGAAGTTTTATTTTACGAGCAGCCGCGCGTAGCGCAAGCGAAGGTTTTCGGAACAATCGGCGAGCGATAGCTTCGTCAGCCCATTCAGGGAAGCTCCTGAAGTTTTCTTCCAAAATGAAGCGGCGAGCATACTCTCGGTTAGACATCGTCAAGTCAGGCGCATACTTGCAGTAGTAGAAACAGGCGTCGTCGATCGTGTCAAACCGCCGAGTAGCTCGGCCGGAAACCGTCACCCGCCACCCTCCCGGAGGAGTGGGCCAGTTGGCGTAGATTGCAGCCAAGATACCCTCAGCCTGAGCTTGCACGGCGCTGCCCCCAATGATTGGAAAACTCGAAGGAATCTCAGCCCAGTTGGTGAAGCAAGCATTTGACTCCGGCCGAACGTAGATGTTGTCGGGATTGCTGAGGCTGACCTCCGCGATCGTAGGCACGCGGGCTCCCTCGGCGACGGCCATCACGGGATTGTGGTTTCCAATGCAGAGGCAGGCGCTCAAGCAAGTGTCAAGAGTTGACCCGCCCCAGTCATCCGGGAGCCTGTGATCGACGGTCACTCCTTCAGGGATGAGGGGTTGAAAAGCGGTGTGCTCCTCAGAACTGCCAATAAAGATCAGGCGGTGTCGGTGCAGGGATGCCATCAATGCCCCCCAAGGAAACAGCGGGTTCTGTTGCAGGAGCGACCGGGATAGCACGACATGAGTCCCCGTTGCAGCTAGCCGTTCAAACCACGGCTTGGCGGCGTAGAGTCCGCAGTAGTATCTCATCTTCGTGAGCATGGCCCGACCTTCCTGCTTGGATGAGTAGGGGCGCAAATCGAGCCCATACTGCTGTAGCGGAGGGAGCCCACGCTGGACGCTGCGAATCCACGGCATGCGGCCCGAGATCGCCTTGATGCTGTCAAAGTAGTCGCGTGCGGCTGGTTCCCTGAGCGGGAAGTAGACGTGGTGAGGGCCCCCGGGAATGTGGGCAAGAATACCCATCGCATAAAACGCCTCATGTAGGCGACTGGCTGGGGATACGACTTTCATATCAGAAGAACCTACGGGCGCGACCAGCTACATCAAGGCGCTTGAGTGCCTTCTTCAGCGAGGAGACCTGCTTGCCAGAAGCCGGGCGAGTGGCAGGACGTTCTACGGAGGAAAACCCCATGCGGGAACGACAGAGGTCTATGAGAATGAAAGCAGCATCAGCCAAGTCGGGGCTGAACCCGACACGGTCCTTCATGTCAATCTTGCGCTCAGCCCGGAGTAGTAGCTTACCCCCACCCTTGACGGTGTCGTACTTGCGCGAGACCATTTCGCGGATCGTGGAAGCGTCAAGCCCGCTGAGTTGTTTAGCTCGGAGCAGCTCCTTGCCCGCGAACCACAGCTCAGAGACACGGTCATGGTATCTCTCATAGGAGGGGGACTTGTCAGATGAGGAGACAGGCACGTCTGAAGCACGCCCGCTGAAGTTGACCCGGAGGAATTCAGGCCCCCACAACACAGCAAGCACGTCAGCAAAAGGAGCTCCACCAGCCGTGGCGTCGAGTGCGAAATTGCGAAGGGTCACCCCACGCTTGATGCACTCGTCTCGGACTTGTCGGCAGATTTGGTGAGTGCGGGGGTCTATTTTGTTGGTGACATCTTCCGAAATGAGGAGGACCTCATCAAAGTTGAGGTGCCTCGCACCACCAAACGTCTTACCGACTGTCCCAAAACGCAGGACACATCGGTCTCCGCCAGCGGTGAAAGCTACGTCAAGGGCGGCAACCCGGCTTTTAGGGCTGTCGTGAGACCACACTGGCGAAGAAGTCCCCCCACCACGCTCAATTTCGATGTCAGAATAGATGCTGTCCTCCGCTCCGATCGGGCACCAGAATCCTTTCACCATTCGGTAGTAGGCGACGGACTTCTCACCTAGCTTGGCGGCTTCATCGAGGTCGTCCTGCTTCGCGAGAAACGGGTATTTAATGAACCCGAGAGTGATGTTGGGGCTGCGCTCCGCATCGAACCGAATGAACTGGCCGTGCTTGGTGCGCCACGAGTAGTCCATTTCAGTGACCGACGACCATCCGTCGAATGGCTCTGAGAAGCGGCCGTGGGGGTCGTAGTGCGAGTTGGGGTTCCCGATGCCAACCATCTTGAAGTCCTCGTTGCGGGCGAGGTTGGAGAAAGCAGTCGTCAAGATGCTGTCTGCGAGCTCAGGCAACTCGTCGGCTACCAGTCGAAGACGCGGTGCCTTGAAACCCATGAACTTGTTTTGCGCATCACGTTCCTTCTTGCGGTCAGATGCGACGAGGGTCAGTCCAAACTTGTCAGACTGGATACCATCAGCCTCAAACCGGATCACACCTTGCGAGGAGACCAGTTTACCGGGCAGCCCGGGGATCGCTTGGAAATAATCCTCAACCGTGGACCAGATACGCTTGCGGCTATCCTTGAGGCTGGTGGAGGTATAGAGAACCTGCGTCGCGTGTGGGGCGCATAGCCACTCAATGAGCCCCCATACCGCAAAGAAGTCAGTCTTACCTGAGCTCGCGCAACCTCCGACTGACAGATATTTGTTGGTGCAAATGGCTTCGAGCATCTCCTCCGCCCACGGGTGCCAGACGAAGTGCTTGCTGGAGGATGGTTGGTTCCAGAGAAGGTCTACCGCCCTGCGAAAGTGATGAGGCTTGCCGGGAGAATCGGGAGCTCCTTCACGATAGCAGAGAAGCTCGATGTCGAGGTCGCTGACTTCAGGGCCCCAGATCAATCCATAGACCTCCCGCTCGGAAGGAATTGAAGTTCGTGAATGTTTTTTCTTGACTGAGGCCATAGTTGTTGTTTTTTACGACTCTGCCACATTACTGCATGACCAAAACCAAGTCAACCAAACCAAAAACCGCCACCTCGACAGTTCAGGCATATCTGAAAAGTCATAGATTTGAGGGGCTCTCCATCCACCACATCCGCACGGTGCGCAAGCACATGGGCATTTTCGTGAAATACTTCAAGGAAGCGCCGCTGGAAGAAGTCACTCCAGAGGAAGTGCTCTGCTCCATGCCCAAAAACTGGGGGCAGACCTCGAAGGCCAACTACATTCGAGCGGTTAAGACTCTCGCTAATTGGGCGCGGGATAATGACTACCTACCTTACGACCGCCGCACATTTGCCGAGCGTATCAGGAAGCCGAAGGAGGTTCCATTGGAGCCAGAGTTCTTCACGACTGAAGAAATGCGCCGACTACTGACTGTGGCGGGTATGTTGGTTGGGGGAGAAGAAGAGTTTCTGTTGTCCCTGATTATCCTTGGGGGTTTCGCTGGACTACGCTCCAGCGAGATCGGACGTTTGCGGTGGGTAGACATCGACCTCCCTCACAAAGCCGTGAGGTTGACGCCGAAGATCACAAAGACATCGTCTCGTCGTATTGCACTGCTCCCTGACAACGGGGCTGCGTGGCTGGAACACATCAAGGATAAGTCGGGGTTCGTTGTTCCCCAACACCTTATCCCAAATTTGAACCGCTACATCGGCACACTCGCCAAAGAAGCTGGTGTGGAGTGGAAGAACAATGCCCTCCGCCATTCATACGTCACCTATGCCATGGCACAGGAGCGCGATGCGTGGAAAGTAGCCGAGCAAGTGGGCAACTCACCCCGTGTTTTGCAAGCCCATTACAAAGGGCTTGTGCTCCTCCCAGACGCAGTTGAGTGGTTTGGTATCACCCCTGACAACACCCTATGAAGACCATCATCGCAGTAGACCCCGGCCTTAGCGGCGGAATCGTAATCGGAGACAAGGACGAGGTAGCTCCTCACGCAGTCACTTCTATGCCTGACACTGAAGCGGATGTCGTAGAACTTCTGCGGGAGGCCGTGAACTCCAACTATGACAGGGGTTCTCTTGCCCTCGTCATTGAGAAGCTGCCCCTCTTCGTCTCCGTCCCCGGAGGCCGCGTCAGCGGAGCCAGCATGGCAAAACTCCACCGCAATGCGGGGCTCTTGACGGGCGCTGCATTAGCTCTGTCAATCCGCATCGTCGAAGTTGACCCCCATTCATGGCAGAAACATTTCCGCCTCGGCACCAAAGCCTCTGCCGGTGGATACACCGCTTGGAAGAACGTGCTCAAGGGGGAGGCGCAGAAGCGTTTCCCGACCGTCAAAGTCACTCACGCAATCGCAGACTCACTCCTGATTTGGGAGTTCGCAAAAACCCTAAAATGAAGAAACCATACCCACAGCAAGAGGCACATATTGAAGTGCTCGCCAACGTCATCAGCCGTCATAACGCGGCCCTTGACTCATCGAAGACAGGAACAGGCAAAACCCTATGTGCAGCCGAAGTGGCGAAGCGTCTGGGACTCAGTGTGTTTGTCATCGCACCCAAAGCCACGCTGGTAAACTGGTCCCGCGTTCTCAAGGAGCAGGGTGCTGGAGTCATCGGCATCATCAACTATGAGAAGCTCCGCACAGGGAAGTCGGGCTTCGGGGATTGGAAGAAGGGGTCGTTCTTTTACAACCTACCTCCAAAGACGTTGGTGGTGTTTGACGAGGTGCATGCCTGCAAAGGGCACTACACACAAAACGCGAAGATGCTTATTGCATCCAAAACGCTGCCGACGCTCATGCTCAGCGCAACCGCCTGCGAGAACCCTGTGGAGTTGCGGGCCATGGGATACCTGCTCGGGCTGCATTTCCTGAAGGACTTCTACGGGTGGGCTACACGATTTGGAGCCATGCCCAACGCTTGGGGAGCACTTGAGTTTATCAAGCGCCCCGGAAGTGACGCACATCTCGATCGGCTGCGCCGACTTATCTACCCGTCGCATGGGAGCATGCTGACGAGAGAAGACTTGGCAGAGTTCTTCCCCAATGGGCAGATCATCTATGACCCTATTTCCTTTGGCAGCGCAGGAGAAATCAAGAAGTTGCTCGATGAGTGCAGTGACGAGCTGCAAGCCATCTTTGAGAAGGAAGCCGAAGAGAAGATCACCTTAAAGGGCAACCCAGCCGAGGCCGTCGTCAAGCTGACGAGGGCTCGCCAGAAGGTTGAGCTTCTCAAAATGCCAGAAATTCGCCAGATGGTGCATGACCGTCTTGAAGAAGGGAAGTCTGTAGTGGTGTTTCTGAACTTCAACCAGAGTGTGCGCTACCTTTGCGACCTACTGGAAGAAGACGGGGTCACCGCTGGGAAGATTTGGGGCGAAGAGCCCCGCGTTGCGAAACGCCAGCAAGTGATTGACGCGTTTCAACAGGACGAGATTCATGTCCTCATCTGCAATATCGGAGCGGGAGGGACCGGCGTGAACCTGCACCACACTGACTCGGCCGTCCGACCACGCGAGTCTCTCATCTCCCCGTGCTACAATGCGAAAGTAATGGACCAAGTCTTCGGACGCATTGACCGAGCAGGAGCAAAATCTGACCCGATCAATCGCGTTCTCGTGGCGGCCGGGTCTGTCGAAGAAAAAGTTTTAGAATCTGTGCAAATCAAGATTGACAACATGAACCGGCTGCACAAGAAGTCGTTTATTACCACTATGCCAAGAACACCAACATACCCAACTCCCTCCAAAGAGGGTTCCATTGAAATCGACGCCACTGTCGTCGAATCCCCAGCCGAAGCTGCTGTTGCTTCACCAGCGCCCGCAGTTGAAATCCCCAAAGTGAAGCGTGAACGCAAGCCAAAAAAGGCTCCGGTCGAAGCAGAAGTAGCCGTCACCCCACCAGCACCCGAGGTGACCACTCCAGAAGTGTCCCCAGCGCCTACCACAGGTGAAGATGCTGTGAAAAAGAGTGGTGAACGAGGACACGCTCCGTTCTCCCCTTCGCAACTTGATCCCTTGTCAATCTGCCCCGGCTACATGGGTGGCTCATCCAGTGCATCAGGCATGAAGGCCGCAGAGCAGGGCACTCGATGCCACGCTGCTTGTGAGACTGGGGACACGACTGGGCTCACCGACGAGGAAAAGATGCTTGTCGAAATGGCGATGGGCTACGAGGCCGATGTTACGGACGGGGCAGTCGAAGTGAAGCGCGAAATCTGTGTCGAGGTTTTCGATCAGTGGGGCTTCCTCGACACCCTCGCCATCAAGAAGGGCGGCAAGGCTGACATCGTTGACTTCAAGTTCGGCATCATGCCCGTCCGTGAAGCGGAGAAGAACATCCAGATGAAAGCCTACACCTACGGCGTGTGGGTCATGTTCCCGAGCATCAAGGAAATCACTGTCCACCTCGTGCAGCCGAAGCTCGACTCTATTTCTTACCACACATGGGACAGAGATCGTGACATGGAGAAAATCGGTGAGGAGATCAAGCACGTCATTGAGCGTGCCAAGCTGGCCCGCATTGACTTCTTCTCAGC